TCTGAGCAATAACTGTACCAGATGACAACTGAGGCAACACATCGTACAGGCCATTGACCTGAGACTTAGTGTACGTCTCACCCTTAGTATATACTGAATCAGCGTCAGCTTTATCCTCCAATGCTTCAACAACTTCATCGATTTCAGCGCCCTGCGCAGTAAGTTCTGAAGATATGGTCTCAATTTGTGTATCAACAGTTTCTACCTGCGAATCAGTGTACGCTTTCGCGGTAGCTGCAGTGTTCACTCCAACAGTGTCAGCGTAAGACTGTGCTGCTGCCTGTGCGGCAGTAACGGATGCTGCTGTAGCGAGATTAGGGATCACCTCCTCAATTTCCTCAACTTTTTCGATAAGTTCAGGAACACGTTCAGTTGCCTGATCTACCTTAGCCAGAGCCTCCGCTGCATCTTCTTTTGCTTCCTGAGCAATTCCAATAACAGCATCTGCACGAGCCCCCACCAAGTCAAATGCTTGGTTGAGGGCTTCTGCAGTTAGGGTCTCGCCAGGCTTAAAGTTTGTAATGTTAGCCATAGCACTCTCCTATCGTGAATACATTTCTCGGTAAACATAGTTTACTCCAAGAAGTTTGAATTGTCCACTCATTTTGAAAACAATGCGTGTACTTGCTGTGATTCCTTTACCAGTGACGTTCTGACGTACACGTACGCGCTCAGCATTCTCGAGAGTGTGTGCGTTGAGTTTCCACTCGCCTAAGTCACCAACTACGCTTTCAGCAACAGAGTAAGGTTCATCATATTCAGTACTTACTGTGATGACATCTGCATCAGGGTCGTACTCAGCTACAGGCTTAAGCATAGGTCTACGCATTGCACCATCAACAAGGAACGCAAATGCAACCTGCATATCCGTGTCACCGTCCAAGGCTAGTACGTACTGTACTTCACGGAAGCGCTTATTAGATGTACCGTTCCTATCAGCGATGTTTCCTGTATCCAGAAATGCTGGAGCTTCGTAATCAGTGTGCCATACATCGGTACCTTGTAATAGTGGTGTAGGTATGTACTTACCAACCTGGTCTTCCATACCTTCAGTACGTACGCCGTCCCTGAAGTACTCTCGTTTTGAGTGTTCACTGTACACGATGTACAATGTACCAGGTGCTGCGTTGAACGTCTTGCCTCGTCCAATACCGTGATCAAATCCTCCACAGTGCTGTTTGAGCTGGGATGTACGCCAATCCATATCGTAGAAGTATGCGTGCTGTGCACGAGCTTCAGGCTCAAGTGGATCCTCAGGATCAGTAGGCACTGGGTAATTGGTATAATCATCCGGTTCATCGTCTGCACCACCAGGCTCAGTAGTACCAGAGACTACGGTAATCATAGTGTATGATCCAGGATATATTGTAGACCAAACACGAATGGTACATCTGCCAGCAGCAACTTGTGTAATAACTAAAGTGTGGTCATCAAACTCAATCTCAGCAATGTCTTCGTTTGAGCACTCTGCATTGAGTGTATCAATATCAGACGTGGCTGGGTTTGTGTCTATAACAACAGTTTTAGTAGGAGCAGAGCCATTGATATACACAGAGCTAACTGGTGAGATAATCTGCTCGTAGTACTCACCTACTAGGTACACAGTTAAGTCTAGTAATACGACTTCATCGTTCCAAGAATTACCAGTCTGTCCATAAACTTTGTAGTTTATGCTATAACCGTCCAGGTTATCTATTATAGTACCAGCTTTAACTGAAAGAGCATTAGGTAAGTCATTGTATAACAAATCACTAGAGGCAGGCGCATAGCGCTTAACCATATTATCTGGATCAGACAAAGTAATGTCTACACGGTATGGAAGCGTGTGTTCAATGTCTGAGCTATAATGTACGTGCAACGCACCATTAACTATAGGTTCCTCGGCAGCTTGCTTGTACACATAAGGGTCTCTAGTTATATCAAGAGAACCAACCTTTGGTACAAGTGTGCACGAAGTAGGCTTGCTAAACGTCTGCCTAGTAAATGGCACCGACGTTTTATAAAACTGCGTTGGGTCAATAAGGGTACCACCCTCATAGGAGTACTGGTACGCAGGATACGTCTGCACACAGTCGTGGTCAGTCCAGGCAGGTATGGCGTTACCGCTCCACTCAACCATTTGTACAGAATAGCAGTCACTGTTCTGCAACGCTCCAGTGTACTCTGTTGTTGGATATTTAACACCATAAGGCACGACGTAGTTAGCAGTAAATTTACTTCCTGGTTGCAGTGCAGACGTAAAGTACGCCTTGTAAAACTCGTTAGTGCCGCCAGTGTTTAAGAAAGAACCACCAGCGTCAATTCCCCAGTAATCATTAGTAATACACTCTCCAACAGCGTGAGAAGTACCCCATCTTGGGTCTATAAGCACAGGCTGTGGCAACTTAAACTTAGCGTTTTTAGCGCACTGGTACGGAAATGGAAAACCTGTGCCGTAAGGGTACTTGAGCGTGGTTGCAGCAAAAGTGCGTTCACCTCTAATCGTTTCACAACTAAAAGAAAATAGTTGTGGGATCTGCGCTTTAGTTGGTGTTTGTGAATAGTCATACATATCTGCTGTAGGTATATATGTCTGCTTATAACCAGCACTATTTATTTTAGTTATGTAGTCAGTAATACTGGCAATGTACACAGTGGAGTCCATTGACATACGTTCATCACTAAACACACTTGTAATAAATACATCCTCAGTGCTATAAGGGTACTCCCTAACATACGAACTATAATCAAAATTACCAGGAAATGCGCGTAAACCACTCTGAATAACACTATTGCCAAGCCTGAGGTCATATATGAAATAGGGCCTGACAAAACCAGTACTACCCATAAGATTTCTAAATGACTTCTCATCTAACACAGCTTGTGCAAATGCGTTATAGGTTCCTGCGGCTAGCTCTGAACTATTAAACCCCGTTCGTAAATAACACATAGCACCAGTGTAAAATACGTCACAGTTTGGTGCAATGCCAGTGGATGTTTCACTCTCTAATGGAATGTATGGCCCACTGAGGTGAGTCACTTCGGAACAGGTGTTGTAACCTGGGTAACTAGGAAATATAGCTGTAAGCGTACTCTTAACACCAGCAAAACTCTGTGGATGATAAGGTTCCCACGTATCACGAGGCTGCTGTAATGGAAGATCTCCTGTACCGCAGAACACACCATATGGAAGTGGATAACGCACACCATTGTACGTTGTATATTTTCCAGTGCACTTCCAAGCAAGATCATCATAGTACTCATAGCCATTGGCAAAATGGTACATCAAACCAATAGGATTTGCGTTCAAAGAAACATTTAACCGACTACTTGGTGATGGCGCTGTACCTGCACGTCCAACAGTCATTTGATAAATCAAATAATTACGTACGGTTGCACTAACATCACTAAATCTCTTTGCGGTGCAATCAGGTAAGTAGTGATCGAACGGGTAGTCACGAACGAACGTCTTAGATGTACTAGGGCTACGTCCCTGGCACATCAACTCTATTACAAAACGAGTATCAGCACCTGATAACGTAACACCGTCACCATCTGTACTATCAGGTTTGTACTTATACAAACAATGTGTAGCCATCTTAATTGCCTCCTTCTGCTGAAACAACTTCGTCATCATCTTCGTGAGGAACTTCCCACACGTTATTGTACGCACGCTGTACAGGTTTATACCAGTGTGCATCAGCTACCGTTATCCATCGATCATAGTCTTCACCCGCCTCAAGGAGCGCTGCAACCTGTTCTGATGAACGCTGTATTCTAAGACTCCAAGCGCGTGACTGTGTGTTATAACACAAACTAACATCTACAAACGCAGGAGCGTATGCAACCTGGTCATTGTAAGGTGTAGGTAACATTATCTTGAACGTATCCATAAAAGTATTCTGCGTAGGTATGTGCGAAAGCACGTGTCCTCGTACAGCATACTTAACGTGGTCTACGAACTTAATGTAATCCCAGTTATCTACGTACGTAAGCATACGGTTAGTTGTATCCTTGATTACTGGTTGCTTATCCCCAGGGAGCGCATAACGCAGTAAAGTACTGATAAATGGGTTGTTGGCCATATCGTTTAGGTGAGGGTACATAGACACAAGTGTTGTGTCAAGCATCTCACTAAACTTATTGCTAAGGCTTCCTAGTTTGTCGCTTATAGACACGAGCTGGATTCCTGAAGTGGTGTACTGTGATGGACAAAGCATTGCGTATCCGCCAAGTGTACGAACCATAACAAAGTTGTTATCAGATATAATATCTGCTACCAAATGGTCAGAAAAATCAAATCCGGCCTGTATGAGTGTACTGATTGGAGTCAACCCGTCAATGTCAAGTACAACTTTGTATATAGCGTGCTTGGTGAAGACAATAAGTGAATCCCTGTACACCGTGCACGCCAGCACGCTGTCATTGAACACGATCGCGTTATTAGGATACGGTACGTACGAAGGATCATCAGCGTCCGAAAGCATTACAATATTCATACCGTCCTGCTTGTCACTACCGTTGTCAGCAAATCTGAATCCCCAAGTAACACATCTGCCACGCCATACGATTGCACCAAGTGGATGCTGTGCAGCGTATGCTATAGGTGTCTCACCAATCTTCTCACCTTTGGATGAGTCAGCAATGTACGCTGAAGTTACTGTGATAGTCTGGTTAGGAGTGTGGTAGTCTTCTTTGGCAATCAAAGACTGCAAAGACTCATCTTCCTCCCAGGCAGCAGCTTCACGATCCATCTCTGTCTTTTTGTACAGCTCACAGATGAGAGTGAAGTTTTCGTAAGGCACAAGGAACGTAATCTCAATGTTGGCCCCAGGTGTGTACACTGCACTCTTCTTAAGTGGGCGTAACACCTCAGGATCCTTAGATGAGTTATTGTCCTGTATCTTCCAAGCAACGTAGTACTTATCTTCAGCATCAGCTGTAGGATAATTATACACAAGTCTGTACTTAACGTATGAGTTCACCTTTGTGCGCATAAGTACCTTGTTGTTAGCTGTGTTGATCGGAAGTAAACCCTGGAGCTGTACCTCACCAGTAGCAGATGTACCATTAGTAAAACTATATGGATCGTCTTTAAGGAGGTTATATCCAGAACTTACTGCGTTAGCCACAGCGACTTCTTTAGGATCAACACGCTCAAGTTTCCAGGTAGCAGTATCAACTGTGTACAACCCTTCGTACTTCGAGATGTCAACTTCAGTTGTGCTAGCTTTGTAGAACGCATCATCCATATAGCGTGTCCAAACATACAAGAATAACTTGTTGTTCATAAAGAACACAGTAGGAAATACGCCATACATTGTGAGCTTATTAGGAATGTATTCTGCACCAACAGCGATACATTTGTCATCAGCAATCCAGAAGTCTGGTACTTCCTTAGGGATGTACATACAACTTACAGGAAGCTCTTCGTCGTCATCAATAATCAAATCATCGTGCGTACAGTTAATAGGGTGATACTCGTAATCCTGACCGTTAGATACAGCAATGATGAATCCTGACTCAAGAGTACAAGGCATCTTACTGTTGTATCGTGCAGTAGGGATGAGCACGTACGCGTCAACAATGTCGTCTACTGATCTGCCACGAGGTACACTTAACTGGCCAGAACAAGCTGACTGGTAGTTGTAACCCTGCGTGTCAGTAGAAATAGTTATCATAGAACACTGAGGCTGTGGAATAGACTCGAGTGCACCAGAACCACGGTCAGGCACAAGGTTAGCTATAATCTTAGCGTTACCAATGTCCTGCTCAGTGGTAGAGTAGTGCATACCAAGATTGAATGCTCTCTCCTCAGTGATTACTCTATCGTGTGAAATCTGAGGCTTATACTGCCTAGATGTAGAACCTCTAGCCATATACACCTCCTATAATCGTGTACTAGCCCACACCTGGGTGGAACCTGATTCATACACTTCATCGTAACCTGTCATAGAACCACGCGCTGCATCGCCACGGAATCCTTCGTTCTCCTCCTTGGTGAAAAGCAACTCGCCATAGTCACGAAGCATATAAAACCTACCAGTATCAAATGATCTCTTGTACTGGTCAGCAGTAACTGTACCCTCTTCATCCTGTACGTAGAAGTGCCAAGCTGCTCCAGGAATAACAACGCTTCTGATATACTTGTCAGGGAACGCAGTATATTCTGAAGATGGGTCTGATAAATCTACAGAAGATATTAAAGGGAACTCCGCATCGAGAGTAGTATTTATCTCATCGATTGCGAAATCTAAATGAGACATCATCTCAGACGCTGTAAGGGTATCGCCAGCCAACGCGAGGTTGAATAGCTTACGGATGTCTGTTACTTTCAATGTGTCTACCTCCAAATAAAAAGTGCGGGGAGGGTGTGCCCCTCACCCGCACGGGTTTCTAACTAAACACGGCGAATTAACTCTTTCTCGCCAGCGTACGTCTCTGAGTTCTTCTCTATGTTGGACATAGCATTACGAATACGGATTTCCTCATCCACAAGTTCTATACGTGACTGGAACTCCAGCGCGTAACTTTCAGGAATCTCGTACGCCTGTCCATCAAGTGGGAGATAAATCTCAACACCGTTGATTGCAATAAGCATATTCTCTCCGAACCAAGGCCTGTACATTGGTGAACCGATTACTCTAACCTTAGGCTCATTCGCTAACTTCTCAGCCAGCTTCTTTCTAAGAGACTCGTTGATTTTGAGCTGTGCAGAGGACTGTCTTTCTAACTCGGCTTTTGTAGGTGCCTTTCCTTCAGTCTGTGCTTTAGCTTCAGCCTCAGCCTTACGCTGAGCGTTGTATGCTGCAATATTGTTATTTGCCATAAGTTAATTCTCCTTTAAGGGCTCCCGCCCTCAGGTCATTAGTTGACCTGAGTAGGAGCGCAGATGTAGTCAATTACGGCATCAGGACGTACACATCCAAAACCAACTGAGTTGATCTTGAAACCGATTGACTGACGCTGATCGATTGGATCAAGTACGCCAGCTGAGCCAAGAGGCTTGGTGTACATCTTTGCCTGTCCTTCGCCAGCAAGGCCAGTACGTACAAGACAGTCCTTACCAAGAACCATCACGTGCTGCCACTTGATAGCATCAGCATTAGCAAGAGCTGCCTCGTCGTAGTCTACGTGTGCTGGGATGTAAGATCCACCGTTAGCAAATCCTTCATCAACAACGTAGCCTGCTGCGATAGCACCTGAGCTAATTGGGTTCCACTTAACGTATACTGTAGAAGTACCGATAGTAACAGTACGGGTCTCGGTAGATACTGCAGAGTCAACGAGTGACCAGTATCCCCAGTCACCTACTGCGTAACCAGTACCAGTCTTTGATACGCCTCCGGTCTTATCAGCCTGAGTGAGCTTAGTAGCTGCAGATACAGGGCAGTTCATAACTTCATAGAAGTCAAAACCGAAGAGTGGGATAAGACAACCATCATCGTACATAGACTTGGTAGTCTGGTTGATGGTCATATAGTTCTTAACATACTGGTCGTCAAGCATATCGTAAACGAACTCAGGAGAAACAAGTACGTGGTACTTACCGTTAGCACGTGGCTTAACGAGTTTCTTCTTGAGCCAGAGTCCCATAAGACGGAAGTCTGCGATAGCTGGCTTAGCGTTACCAGTAGCACACTTAGCAGCAAATGCACCGTCAGCGCCAGTAGAGAACTCCATAGCGGTAGTTCCGTCTGGAAGAGTAATCTTATTGATTACACGTGACTCGTACTTTGAAGTAGCGGTGTTGTAGAAGAGTTCCTCATTGTCAACACCCTTTACAGTGTTTCCTGCGAACCACTTCTGAGCAACCTGCATAAGTGCTTTCTGTGCGAGAAGATCAAGAGTTTCAATAGCTACGATTGAGTACTCCTGTGCGTAATGTGCAACAACAGGGTCTACTACCTTGAAGTCTACGTGATCGGTAAACTCCATATAACGACCGTACTGCTGAGCTTCCATCTCGTAACGCTTAACAGATCCCTTATCTGATGTAGGTGGAATACCTTCAGCAAGTGGGACAGTGTGAGCCTTGAGAGCTGACCAACGACGGATAACAAGCTTACCAGCTTTATCCTGGATTGGCATCTCATCAGCATAACGGTAGTAGCAGTACTGGTTAGCATCCAAACGGATGGTGTCAAGCAACTGCTTTGAGTAGAACACATCTGGGTTAGTGAGGTTGGTAGTTGCGTTTGCCAACTCCACTGCTGAGTTAATATCAGCTACTGAGTTCAAAAACATTGGCTATACCTCCTTTGTGGGTTGTGATCTATTAAGCCTCCCAGCCAGCCATAATTGCCGAAAGACCAGCAACAGTGGAGATTGCTTCTCCCTTGCTATTGCCATTTGAACCCGCATTGGTACTTACTGTCGCGCTTTGTGCTTCTGCCGCCGAAGACTTCTGCAATGCTGCCTGTACAGCTGCGTCGATACGCTTCTGTACGATTTCATCGAAGTGTGCTGCCTGATACTCCTTTACGAGATCAACTGGCTGTAGGAATGGGTTAAGACCTCTCTGGTCTAACTCAACTGCAAACTTCTCTAAATCAGCCTGCTCCAGTCCAAACTGCTGTTTTAGGTTTTCAAAACCAACTGCTGCAGTCTCTCTGAGCTGCTGAGCTTTCCAAGCAGCGCTATCAGCCTTAAGCTGTTCAAGCTCCTGCAAGATCTCAACAGGGACATTTGTCTTCTGAGACATCTTCACGATAGCATCATCGTTAAGTGCCTTGACTAAGTCTTTGTCGTTTTGGTACTTAATGCCATTAGCGTCGGCTACCTTACCAAGCAGTGTAAGTAACTCTTTGTTACTCTTACGCATTTCATTCCAAGCGTATTCCTGTTTCTGCTCTGGGGTAGGTTTTGTACCATCAGGTTGTGGTTGCGATTCACCGTCAGGCGCAGTAGGTTCTGGAGATGGGTCTCCTTCCGGTGCTGCTGGAGGAGTGTCTCCTGCTGCAGCTGCGTCCAATGCTGCGTCGAGATCACCTACGCTAGAAATTCCTGCGTCCGGTGTACCCTCGTCAGCTGCGCTGTACGGTACTACAAAATTTCTTCGTTTCATTTACTAACCGATCCTTTCTGAGTGTGCGGCGTCACACTATGCGCGATACCTTTGTGTGGGAGGTACGTGAACCCGTTGAGAATAATATAAAACACACAAGGAGTTTTGTCAACCCCTTGTGTGAAAAAGTTTTACATACCAGGCATAGGTGCTGGGATTGTGTTACCGTTAGGCATCATTCCCATATCCTGCATAGATCCCATCTGGTCTGCGATAGCGTTCTCTGCACCAGGCTGTGACATACGGCCCATTGTGTCAGCTGTAGCAGCGATAGCGTCATCAGGAGCAACACCGTTAGCAACGAGTGATCCGTACTCAGTAACTGCCTGTGATACCATAGATACCCAGTTCTGTGTACGCTGAATGCCCATACGCTCCTGCATATACTCACGCATTGGTAAGTCTTTCATCATCAACCACTCCTCAGGAGTAATGATGTCTACATCAACACCCTGTCCCTGATACTGCATCTGCATCTCCATCAGGTGATCAGCTACTGCTTCTACACGAGCCTTGCTCTTAGGAAGCTCAGTACTAATAGCTATCTGATAGTCGAATATGGTAGCTGTGTCAACTTTCGGGAAATCCACTTCAATGGTCTTCCATTTGTTGGTGGTTGGATTCTTGTGAAAGTACTTTCGCTTACGGGAAAATTGTATGTAGTTGCTAATAACGAGCTTGGTAAGTCTTGCTGCATAGGCCTCATAGTTATTGATCTTCGCTGCGTCAATCATTGTAACCTGATCCATCATATTCTCGATACCACCAGTGGTGAGGATGGATCCTGTATCACGACCTGTGTAACGCTCATCGACACCAGAAACATTCTTGATGTCTGCACCGAGCTGCTGCATAGATCCAATGGACTGTGCACTTGGCTGTGGATACTGCTGATAATGTACGGCCTTCGATGCGTCACCCTGTACAACAAAGGTACGGTCTGCATCATTACCGTGCTTAACGAATGCTGGTACATTGATTCCAGACTGACCATTGATAAATCTTGGAGGTCTCTGGTTCTTGTACTCACTTGTCAGCATAATACTGTTAAGCAAGTTGTACGCTACGTTGTTGCTGAATACCTTTGCACACTCAGATGTACCGAAGAGGTCGCCTGCAGGTAAGTTGCAATAAAGCTCAGCGAACGGGAAGCACGCAGGCTTGATGTCATCTTTCCTGTACAGTACACACTCGTTGTTCAGTGTGTGGATCTCGTGTACCTTACCGTTGTCGTTAACGTACCAGGTGTACACGGTGTAGTAATCCTTCTTGTTTGTGTTGTCTCTGCTGACCTTGTCAGTGTAGAAAGTAACCTGACTAGAAGTATCTGCAGAGCCTGACTTAGAAAGCCACTCCTCAAACTTTTCCTTGTAGCGTGGGTTATCTTTGATTACGCTCTTGTGGAACGAATCCCAGGTAACACACCAAGCTGCGTGGTCAAGGTCAATAGCAAATGGATCACGCATAAATCTGAGTGGGTTGATGTTCTTGAGAATAACATCACCCTTGTGGAATGCGTCTCCAAGTCCTGCACAGACGCTGTTGTCCCAGCCTACCTGTGTAACACCGTAATTCAGGAGTGCTGCACGCTCACCTGCTTCCATCTGATACTGTCCAACGTTGAGTGTACTCCAGATGTGGTCCAGTGCTATGTTAAGCTGTTCAACAATCTCTTTATCATCTTCTGAAGTTGGAATCAAGCGTGCGCTCTTACCAACTGTGTAGATAGATGCAAGGATGTTCTGTTTGATGTACGATACCCAGTTACTGTCTGGTAAGATCTGGTACGCTGGGAAGCGTGCTTCAATAGCCTCCCATAACTTTCCACGATCAGCTGCATCGAGCTTAACTGCACGTCTGTGTGCTACAGTGTACTCTGCACGGCCAACGCTGTACCATTCCTTGAGCTTACTCAGACTGAACTTATCTTCGGTTGTCTGATTATTCGCCATAGTTTACTCCTGCATATTCCTCGTTGATAAACTTAATTACGTCATCGAAGCTAGGTAAGTTTGCCTCATCGTATGCCTTATCCAGATCCTCCTGCGTAAGAGTCGCAGTAGGTTCTGAGGATTGTTCAAAGGTAGCGAGGTAGACCTTAATAACTTCACGCACACAGTATATCACAGTAGCGCATACGAGCGCAACACATATAACACTATACATTCTACCACCATCCTAAGTCTACGACTCTGTCACTTTCTCTCTCAGCATTTACTGCGGTTGAGAAGTGCCAGTCGTACTCTGCTTTCTGAATTGCTTTCTTCACGTCTATCCTCTCGCCGCCTGCACCGTAAGCACCGTACTCAAGGTTCTTAGGATCTGCAGGTAGTGCGCCAATCATAAAGTGCAGTGCCGTGATAGCGTGATCGTTACCATCCTGAGGTTTGTCCTGCTGCTTACTGTACTCACCCAACTTCTTAGGGTTGAACTTGTAGTCACGCAGCTGGTCAATCAGGTACGTGTTGTTGTCCATAATCTCGAGAGCACCAGTCTCCATATACGTGTTGGTGCGGAAGACACGTGCGTCCATATTGACGATACCAGGCATAAACGTTATGCCGTACTCGTCGAAGTGGTCGTACAGCGTTTTCTTCTGGTAGTCACGTTTGGCTCCAGACTTTGGATCCAAGACAGGCGTACACCAGAAGCCACCCATCGGTATGTCGGCACTCTCTTTTTTGATCATCTGTGCGAGTTCCGCAACTGATTTATTGTTTGTGACAACAGTCTTATAAATGACGAGCTTTCCCTTTTCCTCGTTGACAGCTCCAAACAGTGCAACAAAATCATCGGCGAGTCCGTAGTCACACGCAAGTACTCGTTTCCACTTGGGGTTAATATCGTAATGCGGTACAATGACGTCGTTCCATCTTGGATGCACAAGACCTTCACTGTAGTCAAAACTAGATAATACATAACGTCTCACCCACCATTCTGGCTTGTTCTTTGAAATCTGGTCAATAAAGTTATCAGGCAGATACTTGTTTACGTCAGTGGCTGCAATGTGTGTACTTACGGACGGATCTGCACAGCCCTCGTTAACTTTGGTGTTGTCCATTACGTTACCGTGTCTGTAGATCTTGTCACTGTGGTACAGCATCTCACTTCGTACCCAGCCCGAGTCAGGGTTCGTCTCCACGATTCCCCTCTGCCAGTGTGCAAGAACTTTTGGAATCCCCCGTTCGTCACACTCAACTCCGTGCTGGTTGTGCTTGAAGGAAGCAGCTGCCATATTACGCAAACGTGTCTTTAGCTGTACGTACGCCTCAGGATCTACTTCGGACGCCTCGAGGATTACGAACATTGTCAAGTTGTACGATCGTAAGTTATCAACATCGTTGAACGGACGGTAGATGATACGCGCTCCGTTCTTGAAGTCAACGTAGGACTTCTGCGTGTTGACCTGCTTTACGAATGCCTTTGGAAAGTCAGCCTCGAAGTCACGCTGAAATGTCTGCTGGTACTGAGATGATACCTGAGCACCAATCAAGACGTTAGCGTTTGGCGTTATCAGGATGTGCTTCATAACCTCCTCAATGGATGTGGTCGTCTTACCTGTACCGTATCCACCGGAGTTGAGAATAAATGTGTGGTCGTCTTTAAGTACGGCCTCCTGATGTGCCATTGGCTTGAAACTGTTGAAGTACGTGTTGCAACGCGTGCACTCGTACCAGAACTGAGATTGTCCGCCGTTCATTGCCGTGGTCTTAACCATCTGGCTTCTGCAACGTGGACACAGATATTTATTTGTCGAATGACTTGCGTTACCCATTGTCCCTCCTGTAAATCAAAAAAGCGCAAGACCTCGATAGGTATTCTAGCAGCTGCGCTATCTGCTGTTGGTCTTGTACGTGGCCAACAACGGTATTATTTAAGCCTAGCGCCTGCGCCTCCAGACGACTGCGTGGGGGTTGATGCGGAGGGAGGTAATGAGAACAGTGAACTGTTGCGAAGTCCCCCCACGTCCCAGCATTGCTGAGATGTGTCAGGCGCTAAGCGCTAGACTACTTAGCCTGATCGATCGGAATTACGATACCCTTGCCTGGGTTCTTAGCTAAGCGATGTGCCTTACGACGCGCACGCTTGGTCTCGATCTCGATTGCACGCTTGAGAACTTCGTCGGACATCTCAGGGTGAAGTTCGCACTCTGGGAAGTTGAGTTCAAGGGAACGTGAGAAGGAGATGTTAGCTAAGTCGAAGAGCTCTCGTACGGTCTTGGTCTTCTCTTCCTCGGTGAGATTGTCGTCAGCTGCGAGAGCTATGCGCATCTCTTTGGTGCAACCGTTGAGTACGCTGCACGCTAAGTCGAGGGCTAAGGAGAAGGTGAGGTCTCCGGCCTTGCGGTCGAAGGTGACTGTACCGTCATCCCATTCGGTGATTTCAATTCGAGTTTTGATCTTCTTGCTCATTGAGTACCTCCCTGCATTTGGCGTCCTGTTCATCCAGGACTTTGAGCTGTTTGTAAAGTTCTATGCGGATCAGGTCATTGACCCGTAGTTTGTGTCTCGCTTCGATGTCGTCCATTACCATCCTCCTGTGAGTTTCTGAACTAACGGTACCACACAAGAGATTGTTTGTCAAGCATTTTTAAGCCCGGGGTGTGGGAGTGATAAGGACGCGGTGGTTAAAGTTGCACGGCTGTGTAAATTTAACCGGACAGTTTTGTGGTGGAGTTACTAAACAACAAAAACAAAACAAAAACAAAACATAGATATATATATATTATATATACTATGTGCAGCGTTTTAAGCCCACCCCCTACCTCAACGCGTTAACCGCGTTGTCCCGCTCTCACAGACCGGAAGTATATATCTAATGGCACTACCACTGTAACATACGCCGCCTAAGTCGTCAAGGGGTAAAATGTACACTGCGTGCCCCTTGACTACACGGCTTCTGGCGTATGTTGCTGCGTCCGTGTCATTAGACAAATGACCAGTTAGCTAGTACGCTACCGTACATCCCAGGTATATACACTACCAGTCACGTGCTCTGTACCGTACCAATTCGTTACTAACCTACTGTCAGTTATGTGTACTGTACTGTTCCTATCCCACTGTTCGTACAGTACGCACCCTCACCCCCCTATAGTCCCCCCTCTCCCGTGAGGTCAGGGACGCTAGGGTCAACTTCACACTCCCCGCCCAGGGTCACAGGGCAGAAAGGAGCCAGTTATGGCAAGATACACAGTTAAACTCCACATCACAGGAGTTGACATCACCAACAACTACACAGGTGAGGTTCTACTCTCCGCTCACATCGGACGCAAGTTACTCTTCGTCCGGGATAGAGAATCGTGGTTGTGCAAAACCGACTGTCGTTGGTACTAAAGTCTTTTGTGCAAGTTGCACAATAGCAAACCCTATAGGTTGACACACGACTCCACTTAAACGGGTTGTGTGTCCCCAGCAACAATGTAATACATTTTCCCAGCCCAGGGTAACGGGCAGAAAGGTGATACTATGTACACATTAACAAAATCTAACAATTCAATTGCAACTCTTTCAACCGTAGCAGAATGTAACAAGGTCCTCAAGGCTCTCAACCTTCAGGTAGTTAGTTACACCGTTACACCAGATAGCGATGACGTTATCGTAAATGTAATCGACCGTGAACAGTCACGCGTTAACACAGCCTACAACGCATACATCGATAAGATGCACGCCGAGGCTATGAAACCTTCTTCAGAATTTACTGCGAAGAAAGACACTGATAACGTTGCACTCCAGCCAACCGCAGATAAGACATTGCTCCTTGACGGTATCAAAGGCATCTCAAGAGTGTACCGCATATACGGTGAGGGCAAGGTCGATGATAAGATCACCAAAAAGATTGACTTTATGAAAGTCTTGAATGTTGCCTGCTACGAGGCAGACCGCACAAAGAGAATTGTCATCTATGCGTTCCCACAGGGTTGTGATAAAGATAAGGCGTACAACTACCTTCGTCACGCACTTGAACGTGGTCAGGAAGTGTATCTCCCAGACATTGATACTAACCACATCATCCGTGTGGACAGTATTTACCTTAACACACTCTCAAGCCGTTGGGCTCTCCACTTCGAGGACGAGGCACACCGCAACGAATTGTACGGTACCTACAGAACCAAGCGTGGTACAGTTATCCGTACAGGTTTGTTGAGAGAAGCCAACCTGGTTAAGCAATATCTTGCAGACCCAGTCGCTACCATCGAGTTCTGTACCGAGTACGTCCTCAACAGTGGATATGATTGTGGTTTTACATCTACAGTCCAGTACTCAAAGAAATCTCACGCAGTTTGGGACGCTAAAGATGGCATCCAAGGTAATGCGTGGGTTGACAACCGTGGCTTGACTCACTACACCTCAACTGATGACACACGTATGAAAGACAGTAAGGTCATCAGTGATGAAGACATCGTAAGAGCATATGTACAGATTAAGGCATATGAAAAGTACGGCATCGAGCCAGAGCGTAAGGTTGAACAGGCAAAGCGTGACGAGTTCTTCCAGGATATGTACGGAATGTCCGAGGAAGAGTACCAGCAGAAATGCTACGCAGTTAAGGGCTATTGCACCATCACTACTGAATGTGATGTAAACCCTGAATGGCTCTCATAAATCTTGCAATGGATACGCTAGCCTCCACATAAACGGATTGTAGAGGTTAGTGTATTCAATAAAAACAGACATAAAGGAGGTATAAGATATGTCAGAAGTAGAAATCAATGCAATCATTACTGAAGTAACAGAGCTTGAAGAAGTTGCAAGCATTGAAAGTACAGAGCTTTCAGAATTATCAGAGTTGTTTAACATTAACTAATCAATCCACTGAAACGGGTTGTATAGGTTAGTGTAATTAAAGTAAATCACCACAAAATAAGAAAGGTTAAAAAGGTGAAAATTATGTTCAAATCAAATACTTATGCAGTAACAAAGCCAATCACAGACGGAGCATACGAAGTTAAATTACTTGATTTCTCTGATGGCAAAACTCTCAATGATACAAGAATCGATTTTGAAATTGTATCAGATGGTGAGTTCAAGGGTAGAAAACTAATCACATTTACTAACAATTCAAAGGTTCTTTGGACTGATGGAGATGGCAGAGGTTGGACTTCTGAAGATTTCTTCTTCGCAGGTATTGCTAGACAGGTATCGGATGAAAATATTGATACTGATGCTATCATTGAGCTTCTCCAGAATGGTACAGTCATTACCGTATATGTATCTCATAATGACAATTACCAGAATATTACTACCTCAAAGCCAAAAGCAGTCGAGGATAAAGAAATTATTGAGGAATTAGGTCTTTAAGAGTAAACGTGCAGTGGGGGCGTAAGTCCCCATTGTGCATATTGAACAAAACACTTGTTCTATTTTTGACCAAGCGGTTTGTAGGTGTTAGAGGTTTGGTTGAGTCAAAGCACTCATACACACCACAGTTAGCTAAACAAATTACCAGCCACGGGATACCTACAGCTAGCTGTATCAAGGCTTTTTATTCATACAGTTTCGACATATATGTAATCCTCCTTGTTTTCCCCTTGGTACAGCCAGCTGTAGATAGCCCAGAAAGGAGCTGTATGAAGAAAATAACATATGAAGTATGGGCTAGACCTGGCCAAGAAATATCTGCAGAAACGAACAGACTATTTGAATGGTACCAGAAAAGGGCCACGCAGTTAAAACTAGATACACACATTATCTATCACAAAACACATATAACACTGTTAGTGTATATCAAGACAAATGAAGGTTTACAGAGATACGACACATTATATCGCGAGTGTATATGTCATCCAGAAAGGAGCAAATATTATGAAAAAAGAATTTAGTTTAGGTAGAGTAGCAGCGAAGCTAGTGCTAACCGTAGCACTGCTAAGTATGGTTACACTCCCAGCGATTTGCGTGTACTACAACAGACAGATTGCACAGCTTGAGAAACAGGTAGCATTAAAGGACTCACTATACAAATCATCAGTATCTACTGCGCAGGAAATGCACGAGAACGATGTAGCAAATATGATTAAGAAAGACGAGGACTTTGAAGAGTACATCGAACACTTTAAGCAGGCAGTGTACACATACCTTGACTTCCAGACATACTTAACAGAAATGTCATTTGAAGAATGGCAGATAATGAGAGCAGAACCAGAAACAATGCTTGATAATTATGGCGGATATAATGAAGACCCACAGCATATAGACAGTGTGAACGAGGAGCTTGACATAATACTAAATATGGTCAATTACCTAGAAAGTGAGGCGTACGATGGATCCTTGGACTTCGCTAACGAATAGCATTTTGAAAGAAGCAACTGAAAAAGTACTAAAAGCCAGTATCGCCTTAGAATGCGACAGCAACACTGCACAGTATGTTCTTGAGACATTAAACGGTTTGGGTAGGGAAGTGAGGTTGGTAGGCGGTCATCACAAAGAAGAAAGGAGACGACAGATATGTTAAGTTGCAAATCAGGAGTAGTACACGTACTCGTAATTGGATATAATACCAGCTTATCAAAAGCAGTAAATGTAGCAAATTTCATAGCAAACACAGTACAATCAGATAAATGCGTTCTGTTGCATTGTCAGGATATGGCAGCAGGACACATCATCACAGATCTATTACCAGGAGCAGGCCTTGTTGAAGCATCCGATGACAGCGCATTAGAAGATTGGTACAGGTCATCAATCATCCTGGACATCAATGATTTTTAGGAGGATATATGGCTAGAATACAAAGAAAGGCATCTGCGTATAGCAAGGAATCACCAGCACTGAGTAGAAAACTTGCACTCGCAGCCAAAAAACCAATGCCAAGTTGGCGTACAAGGCAGTCATTGGATAGCATTGCATTGTGGTGTAAAGCAAACCATATGTCGTATGGCAAATGGCAGCAATTAGCTTATAATAAATATTTTGGAGGTAAAAAGAATGAAAAGAATCGAAATACCGTTTCCGATAAAAAATCAGATATGGGCGGAGCAGAGTAACTCAATACTAACAGGAATGCACCCTGAGAAAAGAGAACGCTTACTCAAGCAGGTAAATGAATGGCCTGAAAAGCAAATTGAAAATATCTATATGTGTTACAAAACACAGCCACTTGCATTCATTGTCGCTGATGGTAGAATCGTAGACATCGTAACACAGTAGGAGGTGACAATGGCAGTTGATTTCTATAAACACTGGAAAGAACCACCACCTGCAAGAAGTAATACCCGTAACACCACTACAAAAGCTAGGGTGGAACCACCAGAGGGAGCAATCGAAGTCCCAATACCAGAGTTCGAGGGACAAATCTACGCCACACCAGATGGCCACATCTTTTCAAGACGCTATGGCAAAATACTCAGTGAAAGCATACACTCCAAGTACCTCGCAGTATCAATCAACGGACGTCAATGGAATGTACATAGGTTAGTTGCTACAGCATTTGTACCAAACCCAGACCCAGAGAAGTACACAATAGTTGACCATATTGATGAGAACAAAGAGCACAACTACCCGGAGAACTTACGCTGGTGTACAAAAGCACAGAACACACAGTACGCGTACGACAGTGGTACACATACGAAGACTTCGTCAAAGAAAGTACGACGAAGTGATGGAGCAATATTCAACACACTGACAGAAGCTGCACAGTCAGTTGATGTCACAACAGCAAGTATAAGCCGTTGCATCCACGGTAAAACGAAGACAGCAGGAGGCTACGGCTGGACAGAGGTAACAGATGAATAAGACGAATCATAAGATAATACTTGACCTGTTCGACAAAGGTTGGACAGAGTCTGAAATTGCAGAAGCAACAACTAGGGAACTGTCAGACGTACACAACGTTTTGGTGGAGGAGGGTGTCATCGTAGATGAGGAGCCCACCGCAGCAGATGACTTACGAAAGATTGGTACTATAATTCCCTATAAGGAGTTCGATTATATGCTCAAATGCAAGAATGTAGTTGACACAATTCTTGCGTCAGCAGAATTGAACCTTAACGACCCGTCACGCATATTTGTCAACAGTAAATATGTGATGAGAGCACTATGTACAAACCTCCCAAATGAGGTTAAACAAAGAACAAAGGAACTTACAGAAGCTGGCGTAAATACCACTCCTGAGTTCATATAAATCGCGATTTATCAAGAAAGGAGAATGACAACTATGAAGATCGCAGTAGCAAACAATATTGCAACTATTAAGTTAGACATCGCAGTACCAGCAGGTAAACGTGTCTTCACAATGTTCGATGAGAAGGGCAACGCAGCATACTCAATCGAGTATAAGCCAGGTGCAGTTGGTGTAATTGGTGAGATTGGTGCTTGTGCAAACTCTGTAGTCGATGGCAAACTTGCAATCGTACTCATCGCAGAAGACAGCATCACTCTCGCTTCTCTTCGTGAAGAGTTTGGAATGAAGTTGGTAGCGCTCAAGGAAGCTGAAGCCTACATTGGTCAGGCAATCGCGGCAGCGAACGCAGCACTTGATGATGTATTTGACGGAGCAACTGAGGCGTAAGCCTCTGCTCCATTGTTAACAGGAGGAATAAGAAATGGTAAACGTGACAGTATCAACAAACACAGACAGAAAAGTAGTTCCAGTATCAGTTGACACAACTGTACAGGAGACAATCGATGCAGCAGAAATCGCTGTAGGTAATGTTGCACTCTATGTAAATGGTGCAGTAATCACCAAGGAGCAATGGGACGACTCACTTGAAGACCTCGGTGTTGAGGACTTCTCAAATGCAACTATCGTAGCTGTAGTCAAAGCAGACTCAGCATCTTAATAAAGGAGGCAGACGGTGAGATTTTATCAGAGTTGGGGAGAACCGTGGCAGTACGCTGCACAAAGAGCACAGGCGTGCACAATCGCATATCGTAGCCGTCAGCAACCATCTGCAGAAGAGGCGACAGCAATAATGTCGCCTTTCTTCTACAGCGTGAACAACGGACGACACGCAGCTGTCGATTATGACAGGCGATCAATAAATATATCCTATGTGCGCACTGACGATGTCTTTGTAGGTGACTACGCAGCAGACAACAAAGAATATGTAGTACACACAGCTGTATGTGCATCAGCAAGAAAAGCACGAGACATTGCACAGTTGTATGATAATGCGTACACTGGCTGGGATTTAGTTGGTACACTTGTAGATTACAATACAGGTAATGTGTACAACAGAATTTACAGAAAAGCTATAGCTAGTACACGAAATGACTTCACAGTGTCTACACACTATGTACTTGTAACAGATCAGTACACACCAGCAAACCTTGCACTCCTTTTCAGAGAAGTGTACAGAGATTTGAACTACACTGAAGCAATACTGAACGCAGTAATGACTAGAGACCCAAGTCAGTTAACAATAGCGCTCAATGAGAGCATCACAGAAATACAAGAAGAAATAGCAGAAGCTGAAGCTGCAGCAGCAGAAGAGCGACGCGTAAGGGAAGAACGCAGAAGAGAAGAGCGTAGAGCACAGCGTGCAGAGAACCCTTATCCTAACCTAGAAACACTGTTTCCACACACGAATGTAGAATACCCAACAGGATTAGTAGAACAGAAACGATCTTCAATACAAGACTACCTCGAGCACGTACGCAGACTTGAAGCTGAAATACACCAGCTCGAATTAGACTACTTGCTACAGACTACCAACAACCAGGGCTCAGAGTTTACTGCGTTGATTGAAGCACTCAAAGCAGATAAGGACATCATCTACAGTGATGAGCGCGGAATACACGTACACTCATTTATGCAGACTTGGGACTTTGACCACGCTGAGTCATTGTACGCTGCAAGTGAGCGTGTAATCAACGCGTTTTCAGGAGCCGAGTGGTACAGAGCCCTAATGAGAGAACTGTTCTTGACACAAGAAACAAAGATTATGTTCAAGGGCTTTTACCAGATAAGAACTAACGGTTGTTTATCACTTAACCACGTAAATGAGCTGTATGCAAATCCTCATCACCACAATTACAACTGTTTTGGTGACTATAATTCATTGATGCAGCAAGCGTACAGTGAGCGTGCGTATATGCAGTGGTACGGTTTGTTCAAAGCGTGCGTATCAACGGTCAATGTACTTGATGGGCCTGTAATGAATGCACTAAAACGAGACTTATCTTATTTGGACAATGAAAGAAAATGGTTATTCACAGACGGTGAGTTCATCACAACAAGGGAGTGGAAAGAAAGATATGAGAACAATGAATTACACGTTCGACCAGGAGCAGCAGAAGAGCCTGATAGAACAGATACAGGAACTACTGAAGCAGGGCCAGAAGACGGTGACATTGGAGAAGCTCCTGAAGAGCAGCTCACAGTCACAACAGCAGGCTTCGAACTCTAAAGCAACAATCATCTACAAAGAACTTGCTTGGAGAAAAATGCAGGCACTCATTAAGAACTGTAATAAAGAAATTGCTTGGCATTTTCTTTGTCAGAGAGGGGAAGTTGGAGATACATTCGTCATTGAGGATGTAATCGTATTTCCTCAGACAGTAACAGGAGCAACTGTAACTTCTGATGATTTAGAATACGCAATGTGGGTGGCTGGCTTAGATGATGAGGTATTCTCAAGACTAAGTGGTCACGGACACTCACACGTAAATATGGGCACATCACCATCAGGTGTAGACTTACAGTACCAACGAGATATGCTAAACAATGGAATGAATAAGTTCTATATCTTTGCGATATGGAATAAATCGGGTAGCAACTGGCATATAATATATGACCCATCAGCAAATATCGTTTGGGAGGACGCCGACATTGAGTTAGAGCTCCCTCCAGATGTATATGATGAGTGGGCATTACGCAAGATAGAACAGTTCGTTACATTCCCAGAAAATACTGTAAGACCATTAGCAGACTGGCCATTATTCTTGGATACTCCAAATGATTGTCCCGATGACGATGATGACAGTGAATTTGATAAGTACCTTGATGAAATGCAACATCGTAGGGAGATGGCAGAGTTTTATGCCGATTTGCACCAAGAAAGGAGTGACCACCCATAAACCGAGCAAAGTTATTAGAGTACTTTGACGCAACCAAAGTACGAAAATCAGTACACATAATTGGTGTAGGTGCAGTTGGTAGCACGGTGTGTGAGATGCTCGCACGAATGGGCTTTCCAAGAGTGCACATATACGATTTTGATACTGTATCTGATCACAACATTACAAACCAGATGTTCAATTTTGAGGACATTGGGAAGTTGAAGGTGGATGCGGTTGAAGAAATGATGAAACGCATAAACCCAGATATATGCGTTATCAAACACAGTATGGGACTACAAGCACCATACACACTATCTGGAATTGCAATTCTCTGTGTAGATAACATAGACCTACGCAGGAAGATCGTAACAGCGAACAGGTACAACACGCTGATGGACTGTTTCTTGGATTTCAGAATGCGTTTAATTGATGCACAGTATTACTTCGCGGATGCGAGGATGCAGTTTCAGATGAACAATTTACTGGGCACAATGGACTTTACGCACGAAGAAGCACAGGAAGAAACACCACGAAGTGCGTGTAATGTAGAGCTCAATGTGGTGTACACTGTACGAACAATAGTATCTATGGGTATCGCAAATCTTATCAACTGGTTACAAGACAAACCAGCAAAGACAATGATACTCACAAATATGGAATCACTAGAGTTCATAGCAACAACCGCAGTTGAGCCAAAAAAGAAGTCAGCAATAGAGCGTATGATTGCAGCGGAAGCGAAAGCGAACGCAGTATAAACTAAGAAAGGAACTGAGATGATTTATTTGACATATCTTAGCAAGGCAAAGCCAAGCAACGACAATAAGGAGTTCGCAAAGAACCAGGATCTCGCAAGAGACAAGCGTGTAACCAAGAAGATCGCCAGCATCGATGACATAAGAGTTTCAGAAGTGTGCAGTAATTCAGTAGAGCGATTTAAGTATGCGTTAGACTACGCTACACATCTATTTCCACTTGACCGTGATATGCGTAATGAGTACACGATATTCTACATACCTAAGCGGTCTGGCGGTGTTCGTGAGATTTGGGCTCCATCCGAAGAACTTAAAGTTCAGAGCAGGTGCTTACTTGATATGATTGTCAAAGACCTTCAATTCCTTCCACATAACGCAGCACACGGCTTCACAAAATACCGCAACACTAAGACCTGTATGGAGGCGCATAAACGTAACCTAAGTAGATGGTTCTTGAAGTTAGATATGTCTAACTTCTTCCCATCTTGGGACAATGAGACACTTATTAACCAGATTTTATGTGTGCACCCATTCGAGCTTATCGGTCGTGATTATTTGCAAAAACTTGTGCACCTCGCTAGTGTTGACGGTCATTTAGTTCAAGGTAATCCATTGAGTCCGATGTTAACAAATATCGCTATGGTAAGCGTTGACGACCAGATAGATCGTTACTGCCGTAGAAACGGATGGACTTACACCAGGTACGCAGATGATATGCAGATCAGTAGCAAGTACAAAGAAGGCTTATCAGAAACAGCCACCATCGCAGAATCAATACAAAACTTGCTACCTGACATTCTCAGAATTAACTGCGATAAGACCAGGTTTGGTTCATTTGCAGGACGCAACTGGAACCTTGGACTGATGTTTAATAACAAGTATGAAATCACCGTTGGCCACGCTAGAAAGCATTGGGTCAAGGTTGGTTTACATAAACTCGAAGTTGGCGAAGAAGTAAACATAGCTGAGTTAGGCGGTGTTCTAGCTTACTGTAAATACATTGAGCCAGAATACTTCAACCCCTATTGGCAGAGGTTCTTAGACCTCCGCTAACACACATAGAAGAATTGACTTTAGAAAAGAGCTTTGACTACGTCAGAGCAGTTAAGTTGTTGAAATTTCGTGTAAGTCTTCTGGTTAGGCTTCACGCAAGCGTAACTTCAGGATCAATGATCAAACGAAACACTGCTTGAGGAGCAGTGCTTTCGTTAGAGTCTTGATCCTGAAGATACAGCTTGCTAGAAGCCGACACCAGAAGACACACGAATATATAATAGTATGTGTGATACACAGAAAAATGGCCAATCTAAGGCACTACGTCGACTAAGTCGTTACGCAGAAACATTGTTAAAAAATCGAGATACTGCCCTGCAGCTAGTCCCGCGCAGGACCACACCTGGAGGCAATCCGCACCAAAAGTGCAGATCGCCATCCAGGTAGGACCCTCGCGGGACAGCTGCAGGCAGTAGAGGATTATAATAGTGTGTATCAACTATATGCACTTGCATAGAAAAATATAGAACTGTACACTATGTGTGCAGTGGCAAATTGTCAGATTTACGGGTGTCTTTGTGACAGGAGTCCCATCCAACGCGTACAGCCCTTCATCTGATCACCGTAAATTTTTCTCACCGAGAAGAAATTGCACGGTGATCAGAATGAAAGGGCTGTAAGCTATTGGATGGACCCTCGTCACAAGACACAGGTATTATAATAGTATGCAAGTAAAGGAGGCAGTATGGCGGTATCAGCAATCAAACACACAGCTAGCTTCTACACAAAGAAGCAGTACATAATGGATATGCCTGTACTAGAAAGGTTAGCACACGGAACGCCTGAGCAGCAACGCTGGTTAGAGTGGTTTTTTATGACATATCTGGACAGACTAAAGAAACAGTTCCCTAAAAAGACAAGACACAAATTTGGGGAGTGGCTAGCACTAACACTAGAAATGAACGCAGTAAATCCTAAGGAAGCAGGCGTCATCTATGATTACCTGTATGACCCATCTAAGCGTGTAGGGGTGTACGAGTTCTTCGGTATGTCTACACACGTGGGACTTAACTACTACTGGATAAGGCTAAACGCAGGACTGAGGCACGCCTACTGTCTCTCAGAATTAACTGCGTTTCGCGAAAGAAAAGATTACCTAGATATGCGAATCGTTCCGAAGTATACCGAGGAGCAGCACGAAGCAATGGTTCAAATGTTGTTCTGCTTAGAGAACTTTACACTTGCACTTCCACCAAACAACTACCAGTTGTTTCAGAACATAAGAGTAAAATGGTTTCAGGATATTATGCCTGAGAGAGATAAAGCAAAGTACATACGAGAATACAACAGGAGGGCACTAGATGAATATAAAGTTTACTGATCCAAAGTTAACTGAATGCCAGGAAATGTACAACGCACTCGACCCTGAGATGCGTATTACAATGTCACATTTTGACCTGGCCCAAATGACAGAGCAGACAGACCACGAGGTTTGGTTGAAGTTCTTGAAAGACCCACGCGTTAACGACGCAATCAATGAAGAACTGCAAGTTTACAAACAGGCACAGCAGAGAAAGTTGATCAGTCAGGCTACAGTTGACGGTAGGTCAACAGGTCTTGCACAGATGATTTCCAGCTTGGGAAAAGAAATAAGTGATAACAAGGGTAAAGAAGGTGACATCTTCGTGTACAGTTATGTACCGCTTACAGAGAGTGAGAAAAAAGCACCTGACACAAGGATAGAAAATAGAGACTTATTCAAGCCAGATTAGGAGGTGCCTATGAAAGTACCGTATAGACGCGAAAGCGATGGTAAAGTCTGTTACAACAGATCGTACAACCACAAGCAGTTAGAGTTAGCAAAGCAGTTGGCTTATATAGCTGGTCAGGAAGGTAAGCCACTGTCCGTAATTATGGACACAGAAGATTGTGAGTATGGCAGTTGTGCAGATTGCCCAAAGACAAAATTCCAGTGTCCACTTAAGGTAAAGCAATGAGAGTAATAGGTGTGCCTTGGCACTTTGAACCAGTACCTGACACTGGTGAATGGAGGAAAGTGTATGACAAAGAGCAAGTATGTGAGAATATTCCCAAACAGATGGGAGCAGAAACTATCAGCATTAGTGTTATCAACGGGAATGCTGTACATAATGACTGTGATAACAGTAATGCTCTGCTGGAGGTAAGATGATGGAACTGCGTGATTATCAAAAAGCAGATGTACAATTCTATAAAGACCATCACGCGTGTTGCAACTTTAGTGAGCAGCGTACAGGAAAAACGCCACCTGTATGTGTGTACATAAAAGAGGACAACATCGACCGTGTGTTGATTGTATGTCCTAAATCTATGATGCTTGTGTGGTCTCAGGAAATGTTGCAGTGGGCGGGTATCCGTCCCACTATTATATCTTCCACAGACTACAAGCCCACAGATGAGGATAGAGTCCTCATAGTAAACTTTGACAAACTCAGAGGTTCCAAAAAAGGTACACCACTCCTAGATTCGGTTACTTCTTGGAGCCCAGAATTACTCGTCGTGGATGAAGCACATCGTTGCAAAGACTGGAAATCATTGACTTTTAAAGCGGTCGATAGGTTATCCAGAAAATCACCCAAACGAATCTTCCTTACTGGTACACCGGCCACCAACAATCCTTGGGATGTCTGGTCGCTTCTCCACTTCGTCGACCGTATTACTTGGTCGTCGGTGTACAAATTCCTGGACACCTGCTTCACTAAGCAGATTATATATCTGGGACATAGAACAATTGAGCAACACGGCCACTGGAAGCCGGGTGCTGAGGCAATGGTGCAGAACTCATTGAGCCTATTCACAATTCAGCATAAGCGAGCTGAGGTTATGCCTTGGCTTACGGATGCACTCACAACAAAGATCAAGCTACCTATGACCACCTTACAAAAAGACGCCGTAAGGTCACTAGAATTGTACTACGAGTTCGAGGACATCATTACTCAGAATATACTGGAGAACCTTATACGTGTTCGCCAGATCCTAGATACGCCACACATTCTAGGGCTCAAAGGGAAGTCTCCTAAGCTCGAATGGCTTAAGGAGTACATCTCCGATTATCCAGAAAAAACTGCGTTGGTCTGCAGCCAATCAAAGAAATTCATTGATTTTATAAGCGAACAGACAGGCTGGGACAAATTCACAGGCGACACTCCAGTGAAAGAACGCCAACGAATTATCAACGCAGTTCAAACTGGAAAATGTAAAGTATTGCTCGCTCAGACTCAGGCCATTAAAGAAGGCTTGACATTGGATGAGTGCGATGTTACCATCTTCCTTGATGTATACCCGCCTTGTTCGGACTACTTACAGGCCCGTGACAGAATGGTGGCTACGTCAGTTGAACGTAACAAAGCAAAAGAGATCATACAGGTTATGATGGAGGACTCCTACGATGAGCAGCTCTTCGATCTGATTGAGAAAAAGATTGATGAGACTGATGTCATAAACAGCTATCGACAATACGTCGAAGAAAGGAGGCGCAACAATGGGTTGTAAGGGAAAGAAGAAATGATTCCACTAGAGAGCAGCAACAAAGAATGGTTATCAAGAAAGGACAGACGAAATGAACTTCGAGTTTAGAGACGCCACACGACAGCAGGCAAAAGCATCTATCCTCATCGAGGGCTTGTCAGGTCGTGGAAAATCAGGTCTAGCACTTATGCTAGGATTCGCATTGGCCCACAAAGATTGGCAGAAGATATTCGCCATTGATACAGAGAATAAGTCTCTCGACCTATTTGAAGGCTTGACGATGTCAACTGGTGACAAATGTCAGCCGTTCAAGAAGATTGACTTGCTTCCTTGCCACGGTTACTCACCAAGTAACTACAACACTTGCAAGGATAACGCAGTCACAATGGGTGGAGAGGTTGTCATCAACGATTCAGTTACACACCTCTGGCAGCAGGAAGGTGGTATCCTTGATCTTGTTGCCAAGGTACAGCAGAAGGACTCTCGTCGCTACAACAACTACACCGCTTGGGGTGCTCCGGAAGTAGCAGATGAAAAGAAGAACATCCTTAAGGTACTCAGAGATGAACGTATTCACGTAATCTCAACTGTACGAGTTAAGGAGAAGTTCGAGATGACAAATGATGGCCAGAAGACTACACTTCAGTCAATCGGTGAACAGCAGCAGATGTTACCAGATGCAAAGTACGAAGCAGACTTGGTACTTCATATGCTCAAGCCAGGTGCAATGAACGGAGCTGCACCAGTTGCTAAGGTTATCAAGTCTCGTTACGCTATCTTAGCTGAGGGAGAGATTTATCAGTTCACTCCAGATCTTTGCGATCAGATCGTTAAGTATCTCGAGGAAGGTACTGATCCTGAAATCCTCAGAGAACAGCAGAGACAGGACTTCCTTAAGGCAATAGGAGAGAAACTTAAGACCGATCCATTAGCAAAAGCTAACTTCGAAATGGTTAAGCAGGAGCTTGGAATTGGCGACAAGAAGTCGGCAGATTACACATTAGCAGAAGCACAGGCAGTATTCAGTGCAGTATGCAACAACTAGAAAGGACAACGATATGAATTTTAGTGCTTATTCAGGAATGGCAAAACCAGAGGGTGGCAACTACAAGCCACTTGACCCAGGCTGCTACAAGGCTACAGTAAAGGCTTGTCAGAAGAAGACCTCGAAGGCAGGTAACAACTACATCAACATTCGTTTTGAATGTAGAGACAAGGACGAGAATAAGATGGGTACCGTCTTTGAGATGATGTTCACTGACACAGAGAAGAACTTCCTACAGTATAAGGCTGGCCGTATTGGTATGGCATTCGGTCTTGATAAGGTTGAGCAGGAACTCAACGATGACCAGATCATCAAGTTCCTTGAAGGTAAGACCTGCTGCGTAGTAACCAAGATAAAGGAGTACAACAATAAGTTGGACGCAGAACTTGACTATGAGAAGTTCGATGGCATTTACCCACTTGCTCAGTTCGCTGATGTATATGGTATGTTTTATGACGGAGCATCAGCTGAGCCAGATATGAGCTTTCTCAACCCACAGGGCGACGCAGAAGAGTTGCCATTTGGCGGGTCTGAAAGCACTACTTCAGCTCCAGCAGAAGCTCCAACTACAAATGTTGATCCACTCTTAGATTTCTAAGGAGGATCATATGGGCTTTTTCGAGGATTACTTCGGTCTGCCTGGTTACGATGGTGAACACCACGTACGCTGTCCTTTTCACAATGACGAAAGAGCAAGCGCCTCAGTTAATACTGAGAAGCGCTTGTTCCACTGTCAGGCGTGTGACATAGGATTTGGTGAAACAAAGTTCATCACGAAGCTGACAGGCTGCACAACACAAGATGCTGTGAAGTTACAGCATTTACTAGAGACAGCTCCGCTTGTTGAGGATTGGGCACAGACTTGGCCAATGCTCAAGGATACTGCAGAGCTTCTCAAATCGTACGGAATACACAGCAAAACTTATTACGATTGCTTTGGTCGATCAGGCCCTCGAGATGCTCGTGAGTACGCTGACATCTTTTTGCCAGCAACAATTATGAACCGTGTAGTAGATCAACGATCATACTCACCTGATCGATTACCTAAGCTACTTGCTAGTCCTGATAGTATGTCTGGTATCTGCATACCGGAGCACGCATTTAACAAGGACAGCATTATGTTAATCTGTGCTGGCGAAAAAGATATGCTCACTACAAGAGAGCACGGCTTCAATGCCATTACAATAACTGGTGGAGAAAACAGGATACCTGCATTCCCTAAACAGTTCGAAGGAAAGAGAGTGTGTATATTCTATGACAATGATGACGCAGGCCGTCAGGGTGCTCGCAAAGTTGCTTCGGCTATTTTCGAATACGCTGAATGGGTAAGAGTTTGCGACATCAGCGCAGTATGTACTGATGAAAAGGAGGATATGACTGACTTCTGGTGTAAGTACAACGGTACTAAAGACCAGATCATACAGATCGTAAACGATACTCCTATCTTCACAGCACAGGAAGCATCCTCAGAAATTACTGCGCCTAGATTGAAGTTAGCAGAAGCACTCGACTCCAAGTACTTGAACAAGATTGTGCGTTCGAACATACAGGTAAGTGCAACAGCATCAGAGAAGTTCGTGGCTACTAAGTCAGCCGTGATAACTAAGATGATGCCGAGTGCCTCTGGAACGGACACGATGTTCCCAGGACAGGTTAAAGGATGGGAGTTAACAGATGACAACTGTGAGGATATACTCCACTTGGTTGATGGTAACTTCAAAGAGCGTGACATTAAGGATCACATTATGGATCTCATTAAGACACCACGCACAGAGAAGAACATCCAGTGGATGCTTGATAAATCACAGAACGTCTGGAAAGGATCGTGTGCAGAGATACCAGAAGAGGTAGAGAACTCGCAGGCAACAGAGATGATTTACTACTCACTGTGCGGTGAGTTGGAATCTGGTAAGAAGTACCTCGCAACGTATAAGATCTGTACACATCCATACAAAGGTCAGCAGTTAATAATGGTTATCATAGATGCCAAGGAAGCTAACGATAGTATCAGCAGCTTCAGAGTAGACTGCAAAGTGAAGGAATCACTTAAGAAGTTTCAGGCGACACCAGGCTGTCTCACAGAGAAGATGGCTGAGTTGGTTGAGATGCAGAAGTACTGGATAGGATATGACGGTAACAACCACTTGATTGAATGTATCGATCTTCCGTTCCATACTCCGCTCAAGTTTAAGTTCCGTGGCTCTCAGGAAGAGCGTGCATACATTGACACACTGATCGTTGGTGAATCCAGAGTTGGTAAATCAAGTACAGCACAGGCACTTATGAACTTGTACAAGCTAGGAACATTCACATCACTTGCAGGTAATGCAGCAACAATGCCCGCACTGATTGGAGGTTCCGCAGATGTACAGGGTGGAGGGAAACAAACCAAAGCAGGTGTCATACCGAGAAACAATAAAGGACTTATCATATTCGAGGAGTTCGGAAAATGCGAGGACAACATCACTCGTGAACTTACAGATATACGTTCGTCGAATGAAGTTCGTATTGCACGAGTTAATGGAGACCTCAGACTACCCGCCTATGTAAGAATGATAAGTCTGACAAATGTCAAGGCTAGTAAGAACGGTACGATAAAACCTATTGAATCTTATGCAAACGGAATTGCCGTTGTACAAGAGCTCGTACCTACAGCTGAAGACATTGCACGTTATGACCTCATCGACATTGAAAGTGATAGAGGTAACAACCAGATCAACCCATATTGGGAGCCACTTCAGGCGTACGACGAAAAGGATTATCGTAATCGTATTCGTTGGATCTGGTCAAGAACATCTGACCAGGTTGTATTCACTGAAGCAGCTGAGGATTGTGTAGTACGTGCCAGCAATAAACTTAATGAGATGTACGATTGCCACATTAAGATCTTTGGTACTGAGTGTTGGAAGAAGTTATGCAGAATGTCAATAGCTGTAGCTGGATATGTCTGCTCAACAGATAACACATACACAAAGATAATAGTTGATGAGTGCCACGTACAGTACGCAGCAAACTTCTTGCTCAAGCTGTACGACAATAGCACATTCAAGTTAAAGGAGACAGTGAATTATGAGCGTTCATTTAGTGAGTGCGATGAAGCAGCTGTCGCACGCTTGCAAGAGCTGTACATTGGCGAACAAACCGCCTGTGATTATATGGCGAATAACGCCGAGTATAGTATGCGTGATATACCTGGCTTGTCTGGTGACAATCTTACTGGATTTGTTGACAGTATGTTGAAAGCCAGGTTTATGCAGTCAAGAGGAAATATCTGCGTAACGACCGTACGATTCCGTCGTGCGTACGAACAGATAGATAAAACCGTAAGTCTCAGAAGAATAGGAGAAACAAATGCTGGAATGGACACACAAGGATCTGACAAAGGATTCGTCCTTTTCTAAAGAGGTAACGCAGTTATTTCTGAAAGACAAGGACAACATCATAGCTGCTGGTTTCGATACTGAGACCGATGGCTTACACATTATACTTAGTAAACCGTTTTTATTCCAGTTCGGTTGGTGCACAACTGAGGGCAAGGGTGTAACTTTTGCCCTCGATCTTGATGAGATGGGTGCAAAAGGCAGGGAGATGATCCGCGAGTGGAACAAGCTCGCGGCTCAAGCCCCAATCTATTTAGCACACAACGTCAAGTTTGATCAGCATATGACCAAGAACATTGGATGCGAGTACAAAGGATATAACTTATCTGATACTCAGTTCTGGATAAGATGGGCCAGTGACGCAGTACCTACTGACAGAGGTGGAGCACCACTACAGCTTAAGCCATTTGCTATCCGTTATGTAGACCGAGCAGCAAAGGATATGGACAAGCAGATCCAGGAGGCTAGAAAGAATATAGCCAAACGGTACAATAATCAACTGAAGCAGTTCACAGGTATGAACATTGGTCAGCTTGATGAGTTCTTCAACGACAGAACCAACACATACGATGAATTACCAGAACAAGCCCGCAAAGGTTTTGAGTACTGGAGACAGAACTGCCTGCCAGATTATTTGAAAAACATTGAAAGGACGGTGGAAACAGATGACATTAGATACACTGACGTTGATCGAAATATTGTTCGCTATTATGGGCATCTCGACATTGTTTGGTTGCTTGAATGCTATATCGTCGCCAAGCGTATCGTGGACATCCGAGGGAATGCCCAGGTTGTTGAACGAGAGAATGCTCAAATCTACCCACTGCTCCGAATGGAAAGAGTTGGACTCAAAGCCGACTACGAGTATATGGTCGAGGCTCGTCAGAAACTTAAGGTCTATCTTAGGCAAAGACGACACGACCTCTGCGAAATGTACGGCGGAGAGATTAAAGTATCACAGCGTGAGAAGATTAAGAACTTCATCACAGCCCAGGGATATGCCTTAGAAGGAACGACCGGTGATGAGCTGAAACTCCTGGCTGACACACTAAAATGTGAGACACCAGGGCTACCAATTATAGACTTTATAGAGACAGTGCTTGAACTACGCACACTTGAAAAGTGGTACAGCACATACATCGTTCGTCTTATGAACAACTACACGCCCGAGACTGGTAGAATCTACACACAGATAAACCAGTCAGGGGCTGTGTCAGGTAGAGTAACTTGTGACTTTCAACAATTTCCAAAGGACGGTATCAAGACAAAAGATGGAGAAGAGATATTCCATCCTCGACGTTTGGTTTTGGCCAAGGACGGGGACTACGACGCATTAGTCTTCCTGGACTACTCTCAGATTGAACTGCGTTTACAAGCAGCATATACAATCTTAGTAGCAGGAGGAGATATGAACCTGTGTCGTGCGTATTCTCCATTCAAGTGCCACACAAAGGAGGGCAGAGCCTATGACCCATTTGACCAGTGGTGCATCGACCACGCGTACGACACGGATTGGTACCAGGATGAGGATAACGAACCGTGGACACCTACAGATGTACACGGTGCAACTACCAGAAAAGCGTTCCCTGAAGTCGATCCTAAGACAGAGCCTGAGAAGTTTCATAGGCTCAGGTACGTAGGAAAGAGAGTTAACTTCGCTAAGAACTATGGAGCAACTTACGCGTGCATAAGATCTTTCTTCCCAGAATATTCTGAGGAGAAATGTAAAGAGATAGACGCAGCATACTACGCAGCATTCCCAGGTGTAAAAGATTATCACCAGTGGGTGTACGCACAGGCAAGTAGAGAACCTTATCTGGAGAACTTATGTGGTGCTAGGTACTACGGTGCCTCTGGCCACAACCTTATTAACTATCTTATACAAGGCTCAGGAGCATATATGCTTAAGGCCAAGATAGTCGAAGTAGACAAGTATCTGATTGAACACGGATACAAGTCGAAGTTTGCTATGCAAATACACGATGAACTAATGTTCTATAAGCACAAGGACGATCCACCTGAACTATTCTTTGAGTTAAAAAATATCTTGCAAAGTTTCGCAGGAAGTGTTATGCCTATAATATCTGATATGGAGGTGTCAACTACAACCTGGTGTGACAAATACGAGGTAGAAGAACTCAAAGACTTTTATCAGTAAAGGAGACATAGCCTGATGAAGACTATCAAATGTACGTTACCACAGACAATCAAGGAACTGAAGATTGAAATATTCAGTGACTTACATTTAGGTTCTAAGAAGTGTAACTACGAACTAATCAAAGAGCGCATTGAACGTGTAAAGAATGATCCGGAAACATACTGCATTATACTTGGTGACTTAATGAACAATAGCACCAAGACGAGTGTAGGTGATGTGTATGAGGAAGCCCTTACACCAATGCAACAGATACAGCTAGCAGTAAAGACCTTCGAGCCTATCAAAGATAAGATCCTTGGTATCTGTTCAGGTAACCACGAGCGCCGGTCATATAAGACAGACGGTGTCGATCTTGGATGGATCTTCGCAAGTGAACTGGGTTTAGCAGATAATTACGACTATTGTGCGTGTCTGCTATTCATAAGATTTGGTGACCGTGGAAGTCACGGAAAGCATTTACGTATGTGCTACACATTGTATATGACACACGGTGACGGAAACGGAGGTAGAACAGTAGGAGGTAAAGCAAACGGTCTACAGAGACGAGGAAGCATTATAAACTCTGACATAGTTGTCACAGGGCATACACACGCTCCTCTGTCATTCGTTGAGTCTTTCTTTGAAGTTAATTACTTGGACTCAGCGGCTGTACAGAAAGACCAGTTGTTTGTAAACGCATCCGCTACATTGAACTATGAAGAGTACGCAGAGTTGTACGGAATGAAGCCAAGTGCTACAGCGTCACCTGTAATACTCCTTTCTTGTCCAAAGCGAGTAGCGAGGGTAGTAATGTAATGAAGTCATCAACTAAGCATAAATACGTTCTAGGAATGGATCCGTCAGGAAACTTCGAAGAAGGGTATGGAACTACTGGTTGGTGTGTCCAAGATTGTGACACTCTTGAAATAGTCGAGTGCGGAGATATTTCCGCACGCGACTTCAAGAGTAGAACAGAGTACCACCAAGCGCACATCCGTCTAATACAACAGATGCGATTGAAATATAAACCATTAAAAGTATTATCCATTGAGGACTACGTTCTCTATCCTAACAGAAGTAGAGAACAGAGTCTCTCAAAGATGGAGACACCTAGACTACTAGGAGTACTCGAGTATTGGTGTATGACAGCACATATGGAGTACTTCACACGCAACGCAGTAACAGCTAAGAAAAGGTGGACAGATGAAATACTTGTACGCAAACATATACTAGAGTCCAAAGGGGATAAGTTATTCGCCGCAGGACGTATCACAAACGACCACATAAGAGACAGTATTCGTCACGCCACACACTTTAGCGTATTTGAAAATGGAGGTAGATAGTATGAAATGTCCATATCCACCATACGAAGGTACGCATTGTATAGGTCACCAGTGCGCAGGTTGTCCGAAAGGAGAGAAAAATGAATGATACAGAAATCACACTACTTGCACCGGTTGACATAGATAATCCAGAAGCATACGAAGCAGCGAAGAATGACAAGGAATTGTTTATTAAACTCCGTCGCAATGGCTTCGGGGCTTCCGACAGTTCAATCATTTTAGGAGTTAATCCGTATGAAACACTGCCAGAGCTTCTCACAAAGAAGATGAGCGCAGTAGTTACTGAAGAGGAGTTAGCGGTAGGGGACAAAGAGAACGTCAGAAAGGGAGCTGACCTTGAGCCGCTCATCCTGAGCAAAGCATCTGAGTTCTTTGGACGCGAAGTCTACAAGCCAGATTCTCAGTATAGACTGCGTGCTTGTCCACAGCTAACTACGAACTTTGATGGTGTCCTACGCATCTCTGATATGCTCATACCAGTAGAAGCGAAGTACGTTAGTCCATTTGCTAACAAGTACTGGAATAGACAGGCAGCTATTGACAAACCAAGCGATCGCGGGTATATGCCGCAGAGTGTACCAATCCAGGATATGAAACAATATATCCTGAAGAGTGCAGAGCATTGTGGCATTCCACCGTACTACTACACGCAGGTACAGCAGCAGATGCTAGCCCTGAATGCACCGTTCGGTTACCTGGCTGCACTGTTCGATAAGGGCTGGCAGCTCTTAGTATTCAAAGTTTATAGAGACCAGAACATCTGCGGCTCACTTGAATGTAAATCAGCAGAAGCCTGGAAAGTAATCAAGGGAGAGACTTAATTGTCTCTCCCTTTTTTTGTCGCTCTACCAATGCCTGTAGTACTGAGCAGAACCAGTATTTTGTACTATGTTACGTCTTAGTCTAGTTGTAGATGGACTATTCTGTCCGCGCCACACTCCACTACGCATTGTCATTCTACTCAGGCCGTATTTAGCGTACTGCTGATTATATGCGTTACGTCTGTTGCCTCCAACTGCTGGTAGGCTCATTGTGGTAGCTGACTTCATAGTCTGTGGCTTCATCCTACGGAACTTACGTATGTCGAGACGATATACGTTGTGTGCGTAGCAGTGCTGAGGGAACAACCTCTTAGGATGCCACTTAGTCTTGCGGGTCTTTCTGACCTTAGGCTTAGGCCCCCAGGTTACCCAGTTTCTACGCTTCCATTTCTTCCAACGTCTCCAGCGCCTTCCACCCCAGTTGTGCCACTTCTTCCACTTACGTTTACCGTAATTTATCCAAGGTCTACGCTCTCGCTTAGGCCACTGCTTCTTAATACCATTGTCACTGTAAGTATCACAGAGCTTAAAGTGCTGCTGCATACCGTCGTAGTAGATGCCCATCTTCATAAGCTCTCTTGAGAGCTCAGTGCTGATACCGATCTTCTTCATCCAGTCTGCAGTCTTTGCGTACAAACCTTTAGTGTACTTGATGAAGTTAGGTAGAGAATCCCACCAACTATGGAAGTCTCTATCGTTCTTCTCGTTCAACGCAGTTATTTCTGAAGAGGTGAACCGTCTGAGGCCGCCTCTAATATTATCCCAGTACACGTTGTTATCTAGGATGTACTTCAGTGCTTGCTCAGCTGTCCAGTGTCTTTGCTTACGCAGTTCGCTAACTGCTTTGTACACGTTGCATCCAGTGTCGTACCGTGCACACTTAGGTAAGAGCTCCCAGTACTTAGCGTACGCGTCGTCTTCTCGTTTGAGGTACGCTGCGTAGTCGTAGTCAGACATAAACTGTATGTTGCCCTCTGGGTCAATGTATGGGTGCTGCTTGTTCATAAGCGTGCGAGCTTCCATCTTTGAGTAGCCCTGCTCTTCGTACCAAGCAAGTACGTCAGCGTAGTCACCGTACTTCAAGTAATCAGGTAACTGCTCGTAATTGTAGTTGAACAGGATAAGCTGCATTCTGTTCTTGAACTCTGCAGTAGTAAGTCCTGATGGTGAAGCCTCAGAGATCCAGCGTACATCTGCACGGTTACTGAGCATCTTGAGTACCTGATCCGGATCGTACCCTCTGTTGAGGAGGTACATAATCGTGTCAGCAAGTGCCTCAGAATTATACTGCAAGGCATCGATCTTCTTAACGTTCCACAACTTGCCAAGGAAGTCAAGAGCTGCTTCTCTGCTCATACCAGACTTTGTACACATACCGTACCAATCAAAGTATGTACTAGGGTCACCCTTCATCTGCCAGCTAGAAAGTGCCTTGTACTCTGTAGGAAGGTCACCTCTAGGTATCTTACGCGTACCAATCAACGCAGGCATTCCTGGGATAGAGTCGAGTAAGTACTCGTACCATTTACCCTTAGCCTCTCGTACAGCCCAGACGCTATCGTCTCCAATAGCTGCAAGAGTCTTTACGTTGAGATAACCATTACGTGTGTCTCTGTATATTGCGTTCCAGAGTGAGTCAACAAACGGGATGAACGATGCAAGTGCACGCGCCTCCTCGAATGTGAGTACACCGTCCTTCTGGAAGCCAAGGTTACCAGTCATAAGCATTCCAAGTAGGTTAGCGTACGGGTCGTAAATGACGTCACCCAATCCCTCGTACACGTTGTCCGTACCGATCGAGTCACACATCTCAAGGATGTCACCAATCCAGTCGAACATTGTAGCGAATGAATCGCCGTCCTTGATGAAGTGGTGGTTACCAAATGGTAAACCGTGATTGTCAAGGAACGTTGAGCCATCGTAGGTTTCGATACGCTGCTTGTATGTGTCAAGCCATTCTGTAAGCTCATCGTCTGTATAGCTGTCGTACGTGTACGGATCGTTGAGGTAACGGTCGCGCTGTACCTGCCACTGTATGAGCTCAGCGTACTCTTCGTCACCGTACAGGTATCCGCCGGCGCGTGCACGCTTAATAGCAAAGCTGGTGAAGCGTGGATTTGCCATAGCTGTATCTGCCCAGAACTTAATGTTATACCACTTGAACGCTGAGAATGGTGCAATAAAGTTCACACCCTTACTGAAGTCTGCGTAGTTAAACTGTGACTCAGTAATCTTCTTGGCGATGGATGCAACGCTCTCACCTCTATCAGCGAAGTACATTGCAAGTGCTTTACGTGTAGAACCCTCTACTCCATCAAACACTTTACGGCCCAGCTTGAATGGGTTAAGTACGCCCTTGTTCAAGATTGCCTCGTTGAGTGCAGGTTTAAATCCCTGGTGGATGTACTTACCGTACACCTCAAGCTCATCAGCGGTTAACTTCTGCACGTACTCAAGACGGTTAATGTCTTTATGTCCGAACTTAAGCCAAGCAACGTTATCATCGTGAGCAAATTTCTTCACACACATATCAACGAACTCTTTGCTGTACCTTCCTTCAAACTCTTTGTACAGACGTGTATTCTGGTTGAGCAATGTCTTTGTAAGCTCGTCAGCAAGACCAACGATACCGTCACCCTCTAATGCGTGGAGTGTTAAGTACGCCTGCTTGTCAAGCGGTAACTTATCTCCACAAGTCTCAAAGAATGTTTCGATACCACGCTTATCAAGAGTGGAACCACTATCAAGTATCATAGCAGTTATTTCTGAGTAGGCCTTATCCATCTGTGGACCTCTCATCAAGTATGGGATAATATCAGCTGAACCAGCTTGTGCTATTGCTTTACGTGAAGCATCGTACGCATTACGAATACCAGAAGCAGGAAGCAGGTTAGAGAACAGCATACCCATAATTCTGAGGTTACGAATTGTTGTACTGTACACGTCTCCGGCCCAGTAAACTCCGGCCCAGAGCGCGTTGCTATCCATTCTGTTGTTACGCACAACTCCCCTAGAGAAGTCTCGTATCTGAGCTACTGAGGACTGGTCAAGTACAAATACTTGGTCAGCGTTCTGTTTAGCCCACTCAAGTCTGGTGCATTCAACAGGGAAACCTTTCTTGTCGAAGAAGTACAGCTTCATATTCTCCTTGTCAAGCTCCTTGACAACTGTCTTGAGGTCACCGACCTGGTAATGCTCCATAGCGTACTTGAGGCTGTTACGGTCTGAAGTAGCACAGAGTAACAAGTCGTTAGCTTTCTGGCAATGCTCATCGATTGTACGAATACCAGACGCCATACCTTCAAGAAGTGTACGTCCAGCGTGTGGATCGTAAACTTTGGTGAACTTGTCTGTACCAATAATCATACAGTTGTACATCTCGTGGTAGTTCTCCCTGAACGCCGGTACATCAAACCTAGCGCCTTCAGGTAAGTGTACGCTGTCCCAAATCCTGTACACATCGTCCTGGGTTATACGGTGTCCGTTACTCCAAGCGAATGTGTCATCCATAGCTTTGTGAGACAATGTGCGCATCTGGTTGAATAGTACGGATTTACTTTCAAGGTCATCGCTTATTCTAACCGCATTACCCTGCAACCAAGCACTTGTCTTGGCAGTGTCTTTCTGCCAATCAACGTAATATACGTGTGCACCACTATCTGTTACGTAATGCTTGATAAGCTCGCTCTCTTTGATACTCAACTCCTTACCCTGAACAACCAAACAGTTGTTAGCATTTCTCAGAATATACTGCGCTTGTTCGTCAGCGTCCATAGTCTGAATAGCCTGTCTGATAGCGTTCTTACGGAACGAGGTATCTTTCTCAAGAGCCTTATAAGCCTGGCCCAGTTTCTCCTGAGCACGTGCTACAAGTACAGGGTTGTCTAATACGTCGTCAGTAACTTCAGGCACGTCCTTGAAGAACATATCTCTGGTCTTATCAAGTATATCTCTAGCATCGTTGTACAATGTCTGTACACGAAGATCCTGCGCGCTGTACACGCCGAAGAGCTTCTGGTCAACTCTACGCTTGTCTGCTAGTTTGCAAGTAGACATCGCATCGTCAAGAGTTAATCTACGGAGGTTCTTAATGTCAGTGTCGCACTCAATCTGTCTGAGGATATACGAGCGTTCTGCAAGTGGTATCTGCACAGCATCACCAAACAAGCAACGTACGTTGTACCAGAAGGTCTTGTTCATCTCTGGAGCCTGTCCTATAAGGGACTTCATAGAGTTAACGATTGATAAGAACTTACCATAGTCGTTAGTCTTAACTGCGTTATCTAATGCTCCAGCAAGTACGTGCGCTTTGTCCTGCATCCTGTATGGAATACCTGAAGAGGTCCAGCTGTCAAAGAAGCTCTTGACTGCACGCAGTTCATCTTGAGGGATGCCGTGTACAAGTCTATCAGCCATCTTGAGCTTCTGGTACTCTCTGTCAAGTCTCTCAACAGTATTGTAAACATCTGCTATGTCGTGGAAGACTGCAGGTGCGTATTTCTCTTCACCATTAAGTGCGTATGGGTTGTTGATGAGCTTAGCCTTGAACTTGCTTGTATCAACGCCCCAAGCATTAAAGAGTTCACGGTCGTAGACTTTCTTGACACCAACCATACCAGATTCGTCAACCATATCCATAACCTGACGGATGTTGAACTTACCAGCCTTACCAGAAGGACTGAGTGACATAATCATATCTACGAGTGCGTCTTTGTCAAACATAAGGTGTCCAAGGTCACCGGACTTCATTCCCATAGTAGCTCTAACACTGTGCTCAATGTTCATAAAAGCAGTGTACAGTCCGTGGTACTGCTCAGGGAATTTCTTCACGTGTGCAGCAGACACGCCACATTTAGGAAGAACACCACTACGCCCATCGTACTGTGCAAACTCTTTAATCATCTCCTGTACACCCTGGCGGATTCCCTGTACGTCTGCATCGCACAGGATCTGAGCACCACCTTTTGCACGGCGCACATCACCCATATCAAGGAAGCCAGAGAACGAGTAAGGTATGCTCTGTTCTGTAAAGAAGTTACGCAATACCTTGTTCTGGTCAGTGAATGCAGAGCTGTTGTTATAACCTACGAACTTAACCTGGAGGCCATTGTCTCTAGCGTATCTGACAGCACCATCAATGTAGTCGTACATCTGGCGCGCAAAGTCTGCGTCACTGACATCTGAGAAGGTGTACTTGTTGGCAAGTGCACTGTACGTATCCTTAAATGTTTGCTCGTCCATACCGTAGTAAGTATAGTGAGCGTTAGCTGGCATCTCGGTAATACGTCTAAACATATGTGTATCTCCATATCCAGGAGTACTGAACGCATAAGCACTAGGGTTACCCATACCGTTCTTACCGCAGTTAGTACTGAAGAATACAGGTAAGATACCATCGTTTATATACTCTTTATAGAGTTCGTCTGTCTCGTATAACTTACGCATACGCGCAACGTTCTCTACAACATCAGGACTGTTACAGTATCTAGTAGTATCACCAGGGTTCATACCTCTGAGGTCAAGGTTCTTGATACCGTAGTTGTGCTGTAACTGTACATCCTCAACGAGCTTACGTGTAATCTTGTCAAGAGCGTACTCAGTCATACTGTTCTTTGAGTCACGTAACTCTCTGTTGATAAACCAACGGTTCTCAGTAATAGCGTCCTTAGTGAGACGTGCTACTTCAGGAACGCAACCAGTATCAAGAGCTTGGTACACTCTCTGGGTAACAGCCATCTCAACAATGGTGTGGTACGCATCAGTATTCTTGAACACATCAAAATCAAATGTACCATCTACGAGCTTGCTAGTACCAGTCTTAAGTAAGTTGATGAGTTCCTTGGTGTCGTCCAACTTAAGGAGTGCAGTATTGGCACAGGTAGGTGTGCTAGCGAATCTGTACACTGTCTGTGCACTCTCAAAGTCAATATCGTCTGCGTGCTCAGTTAGCACCCTGTTGACAATAGCACGAGCATCATCACCATTACTCAGTCCTAACTGCGATGTAACGGCAGCAGTAAAGTCTGATACAGTGGCTCTCTTAACAGGGCCTACCTGCTGTAGCAACTTGTTGTCGTAGAGGTGGAAGCTGTCAAGTGGAGTGTGTCCAACAAGTCTATTGAACAAGTCCTGTCTAGCTTCAGTAAGTGTGGCTACGAGTGCATCCATAGTAGGTATGTAACCATTCTTTAACTTCTGGCAAAGCACGTATGTTGAGTCAAGCATAACTCTCTTCTCGCCCTTAGGATTTATAGCAGATCTGCTGAACGCACTGAAGAAGTTAGCGTGTGCTTTACTCTGTGACTTTCCACCGTAGCCTACAAGTTCTATATTCCAAGCCTGGCGTATATCATCGTATGCCTTGCTTAAGTACTCAAGGTCTTCCCATACGTGGAGGTTTGTCACCTTGGACTCCATAATGTTTGTGATGAGTGCAAGGTTAAAAAACGACTGTGACGCTTCAGTAAGAGTCTTGTTAAGTGGCTGCAACTTGCTGAAGATTTTATTCTCTACAGAGTCGAGCTGGCGTGTAGCGTTCCTAATTGCCTCACGCATAAGCTGGTAAGTGTTGTACATCTCAATGGTCTCACGAGACTTGAAACCTGCTTTCTTCCAACCAAGTGACTTAATAGACTCACGGAGACTATCAAGTGTTTCATTGTACATAACCTTGTAGTTGTCCATAACCTTGTTGTACTGGTCAATGTAACGCCATATAATTTCGTCACCTTCAACTGGTACGAGCTTAACAGTAGGTTCAAATGTCATAAAACGTTCAGCGCCAAACCGTGCGTATTCATTAGGATTGTCCATAAGTTCTTTAGCGTACCTATCCTGTACAGAAGGGTCTAAAGTATTAGGGCCAAAGTCTCTACCGTAATGATTCCAGAGATCACTGTAAGTCCAGCTCTTAATCTCACCTGATAACGCAGGATCAGCTAAGATAAACCTATCAGCCTTTCCTGTGTATACTACGTCATATGTTACGTCACCAACAGTCATACGACCGTACACTGAACCCTGAACGACACCAGACTCCTTTAATCGTTCAGCTATTGCTTTAACACGATCTTTAGAGTTGGTAGCTTTATCAAGGTCCTGTGCTGCAAGAATACGAGACCTGCACGCATCAAGTTCGTCTTTGTTAGCTCCACGTAGAAGTGCTTCACGATAAGCGCCCCAAGCCTTGTTGGTTTCAGGATGAGCCTTAGTGTTCCACTTATTACCAACACGCCTGCTCTGCTTATTGATATGTGAGCGCATAACATCGAGCTTATCTACAAGTGCTCTAGCCTGTGCGAGCTCTTCAACATTGTCTGCGGTAGATACGTGATTGAGTGTACTCTTAAGGTCTCTGAATGACTGTGCTGTCATATCACTAGCTCTGTCAATAGCGCGTGTGAGCTGATTAGCTTCTGGAGACATACCAGTATTAGAAACACTATCAAGCATACCCTTAATGCTCTTAGACTTAGTATTGACAAACTTCATAATGTAGTCAATATCATTACGTGCATCGTGCAACTCCTTGGTAATGTCTGCACGACGTACGCCTTCAGAGAGTTGCTTATTCATAGTCTCAAGTTTAGCAGATAACTGGTTAAAGTTATCTATAATGTCTTTTACTTCTGATATAGCCCTCTCACGCTGTACCTGTGCAGCAGTACCTAACTCAACGTTACTACGTCCAAATGCACGACCTTTTTCAATACGTGTCTTAATTGCCTCTGTAGTTCTGTTGTAGTAATCAAAACACGCTTCAGCATTAAGTATATCAGAGTCCTTTAACTGCTCTTCAAACATCTTCTGTGCATCTGCACCAGCCTGCTGTTTGTCAGTATAGTTCCAGCCTTTGATATAGTAATCGTCTTTAGTGTAGGTGTGCTGCAATGCAGCACCCTTAGGAATAACATCACCATCTTTGATTGTTGTTGTGATAGGTTTACCAGCATCATCAAAGCCTGTGACGTACACACCGTACTTCTGAGAGATCTTGTCTTCGTGCTCAAAGAAGTTAGTGATCTGTGAAGATGCACGCTTAACTTTCTCAACCTCCTTAGTGATGAGGTCAAGCACTCTACCGTCTCTTTCAGCAGCCTGCTTAATAACGCGGTTACGCATATCGTTCAACTGTTTCTTGTACTTGTCAACAGGACAGTCACGGATAGCTTCTTCTAACTCATCAGCGAGAGAAAGGAGTTCAGCGTTATCATAGTTCTTAAGTATAGTGTTGACAAACTCATCAGATGTGGTAGGTACTCCAGATATAAACTCACGCTCTGCCTTGAACACACCTTCAAGTCTTTCCTGGAAGTCGTGTACGATGCAGTTGTAGCTGTCTTCTACGAGGTCTACAACTATCTGCTCAGCTAAGCTCTCCTCTTTAGGGAGGAGCTTAAGTTCGTCATCGAAGCTCTTAATCATCGCAGTAATTTCTGAAGATGTCTTAGCTGGCTTGAAGTTAGCAAGTATCTTACAGAATGTACTGTTGAGCAGCGTACCTGTCACAAAGTCACCAGTCTTGAGAACCTCTCTGGTGTACTTGATTGTTTTGCTTAAAGCCTTTACAGGGTAAACAACTCCTGCAAAGTTAAGTTTAGTTATAACAGCCTGCATCTGGTCGAGGTTTCTGTTAAGGTCAATAACTGTACTAGCTGTCTTAAATGCACGAGCCTCAGCTGTATTAGCTGCACGCAAATCACGCATAGATAAGTTGAGTGCGTTGTTAACAGCATCAGCGAACTTGCCGTCCCACTTAATACCGTCAGCAACTGTGCTAGCTGCTTCTTTGAGGATTAACTTTGACTCGTGCGCAGCTGCGCCTCCAGTAACATCAGCAAGGGTACTTACTATTCTGCTGTCCAGAGACTCACGTACAATTTTAGTGATCTGCTCAACTGCACCGTCAAGGCCTTGATCTTTTATTGCACGCTTAGCACCTTTACGTACAGAGGCAATAATAGCCTTAGCCTCATCATCAGAAAGTTTTATACCTAAGTCAGCAGAGACCTTTCTGATAACGTCATCGGTGTTCTTTGCAAGAGCGTCAGTTAAGCTACTAGCAGCACTGTCAGCACCAAAGCTAACCCAGTTAAGAGGATCAATTATTAGGTCAACCACAAGGTCAACCATCATAGCCTGACCTTCAGTGTACATAGACTGCTGACCACGAGACATAGCATCCTGATAAGTGTCAACATAACCACCGTGGCCCTGGCCATCTGCGTTATTCAAATATCTCCAAGTAGCCTTGGTTACTTCCCATCTAGTAGGATTAGAGCCGCACTGCTCACGGAGGTAGCGGGTATACGCGTTATCTGTAAGAACGTTGTAGTTCTCGTACGCTAAATCACCAAGTACGACTGGCTTGGTAGTAGCATTAAGTACAGCGTCTAAATCTTCTGAAAGACTCTTGAGTAGTGGAGTAGCCACGTACGCAATAGCGTAGTTCCAGAACTTTGAATTGTACTGAACAGCAGCAGAGTCTTCTATACGTCCAGCTTTGAACAGTTCGTTACGTAAGGTGTAGTACTCTTCCTTGTCTGCTTTAGTCTGCTCAAGGACTGTAGCAACACCACTGAATGCACTGTTCTTCCAGTACTCACCAAACGATTTAGCAAGCCACTCAACGTCATCAAGTGCACGTGCTATACGTGCCTTAGGAGAGAATGCCTCAGAGACAGACGCTACGTTGTTTGCTTTAGTACGTACAAGTAAACCACGTACAATATCTGCGATACTGTCTGATTCCGAGATAGCGTTCATAGAGTCCTCGAGTGCACGTGCAGCAGAATCAATCTGAGCAGAGTACTCAATCATATTGGTGTACACTTCCTGCTCGTGCGCCTGCCAGCTGTCTGAGGCATAATGTGATTTCTCAGACTTTACTGCGTCCTCTGCAGCAATACGTATAGCATCATACTCCTGAGCTTTAGCGAACGCCTCATTGGCCTGCTGAATAAGATCGTTGTACTGGGCTTCAGACCATTCATACAACTGCTTAGGTACATCCAGTAACTGTTCAATCTCAGATGCAGAACGTCCGTTATTCTTCATAGCACGAATGAAAGCGTCTTCAATATCAGTATACTTAACAAGCTCGTGTGCCTGATTTGAAAGTCTCTCACCTTTATTGATGTAGTACGTAGCAAGAGCCTCATTAGCCTTAGCCTTACGCTCCTGCTGTTTGTACCATTCTGGTTTGTCATCAGCGTTCTTGACACGAATAATCTCACCAGTGACAATATTCATATACGCAACGCCAGTGTAGTCTGTACCAAGAAACTCTTGACCAATAGCCAAGTGACCACTTGACATAGTGTGCTGACCATCGTCGCCAGGTACAACACAAATCTGTACGTAGTTAAGATCATTAGCAAGTAGTGCACCTGCAGTGTCTGCGTTCATAGTGGTAAACGAGAAGTATCTTAATTCTTTAAGATCCCAACCTGGATGCGCATCGAGAAGTGCTCGATTTGCAACATACTCATCGACGGTACAGTTATGATCTACGCACTGTGCGCGCAGCTGGTATACGTTTAAGCCTGTCTCCTTAACGCCGTCCTGCCAGTACCAAGCCTGTTCAGGAGGTGGTAACTTGATAGCGTCCTTAACGTAGTTGAGCTTAGTGTTAGCACGTGCAAGCTGTACGTTAGATGTGAGCACTTTCTGTGTGTTGTAGTCAGCGTCTGCAGACGCCCTGCGCTCAGCAATAGCGGCTGCAGCTGCTTTAAGATCTTCAGAAGTTTGATATATAGCGTCCTGCACCTCTTTAGGAAGTACGGTACGATCACCGAATGCAATCTTGTACGCACGCTTCTCAGCATCCTGAAGTCTCTTCATAAAATCGTCATCGTGTGGCTGACTGTTTATTTTGTCCAGACCCATATTACGTATAATATTAAGAAGGGCCTGCTCGTACATTTCATAATCTTGGTAGTTAATAACAAGACGTTTGCCATTACTATCTTCAATACCAGCCTTAACCTTAGCCTGCTGCGCAGCATAATAACCACCAGTATCAGAGCTACCAGTATAGTGAGTCGCAGTCTTTCCTGAAGGGCTGTAGTTACCAGCTGTAGCAGACTCTGAGCTTGACGAAGCAGTTGTGTCTTTACCAGACTCAAGGTTGGTTACGTGCTGTGTAACATTTGATGGCATACCATTCATACCAGACCTAGATGCCTGGGCTGCTGCCTGTTCTTGTTTACGTTTACGTTCTGCCTCGGCAGCAGCTGCTGCTTTAGCCGCTGCAACTTTCTGCTGCTGTATAAGATCCTGTGCTTTTTGCTGTGCTTGCTGCTTAGCTATCTGCTGCTGATTTGCAGCTATTTTAGCCTGCTGCTCCTGTAACCTTGCTGCCTGTTCTGCAGCGGCTCTCTGTGCCTGCAACGCACGTTCAGCATTAGCCTTAGCAGTTGCGTCCGCTACTGCCTTAGCTCTTGCGTTCTGTTCTGCTATACGAGCCTGTCTCTCAGCTTCCTTACGTGCAGCTTCTTCTGCAGCTTTCTTAGCGGCTGCTGTGGCTGCTGCGGAAGAAGAAGATGACGAGGAACTAGAACTACTTTTCTTCTTACTTGAAGAACTAGAACTAGAGCTAGAACTAGAACTAGAACTAGAACTAGAATTAGATGGTGGACTATATGGCGCAGGATTACTTGGCTTTGATGCAATGCTATCCTTACCTGAGACTTTGTTCTCTTTAGGCTTAACGTTAGATGGCATACCATTACGGCCGGAGTTGCCCGCAGATATAGGCACGACAAGAGGGCACCTGTTAAGTGCCCTCAAAAAATCTTCGATTGAACTATGGACTTTAGCCATATATACCCTCCTACGAATTAAGATTATGTACTGTGTAATCTCCTCCGTAGGTAAGTTTCTGATTCTTGGTTGCTTCAGCCTGAGCGATAGCGTTCTGAATACTTGCCAAGGAGGTAGTATTATTTGCATACGCATTGCTTGCAGCAGTTCCAAGGTTGCCAAGTAAGTTGCCAAGAACAGTGTCCTTATTAGCCATATAACCAGCACGGTCAGTGTTGATAGCCTGGTTGTAAGCAAGCTCTGCGGTTTTCGCTTGTATGCTATCATTATACAACTGTCTTGCGTTTTGTGCAAGTGCTGATTGTGTGTCATTAGAATATTTCAGAGCATTAACCTTGTCAGTCATTAACTGCTGTGCATATTCCTTAACGAGAGACTGTCTATCTATGGCCATCTGCTGTGCCTGCTCCTGGGCCTGCTGTGATATACCAAGAATTGAACTAAGCTGATTAGCAGCAGTCATTCCCTGAGCAGCACCCTGGGCCGCAGCCTTATTGTACGAGTCTGCCATAGCTTTCTGCGCTTCAGAGCTAGATGCTGCAAGTGCACGGAAGTACTTGTTCTCAGCACCAGACTCACGCTCCATACCGTACGCTTCTTTAGTAGCATCAGTATATAACTTCTCAATAGCGTTACGATCGTAAGTAATTTGTGTACCTAACGCCTGCTGCATTGTAGGAATATCCATAAGTGCAGCGTTTGTTAAACCAGTATAGTCAGGCTGTGCCATCTGGCCCTGGTTCTGTAAGTACGCACCAAGAAGCTGAGATAATGCTACGTCATTGAACTCACTTAAAGTAGAGCCTATGTTGTTAGCGTTACTGGCGGTTTGAGCACCAGTAACTTTCTCTAAACTGTTAGCCATTAGCACCTCCTCAATGTGCCAGCTTTAAGCATATTGTACATAGTCTTGTTTCCAGTAACAGTACCAATACCTGCAATGCCATTAGCTGCACCAATCGCTTTACGGTGCTTGAGAGATGTATCTTCTTCACCACAACGCTTCAATGCCTCCGTCAAAATACAAGCTGGGCCAGTGTATGCTGGATAGAACTCGCCTGAGGTCACCACAGCCTTTTCCTGGGCTTTTCGCTCGTTACGCAATGGACAAGCGTACCCACGTATAAACTTTGAATTTACAGCTATTCTGCGAATTCCTACGGCATCACTCTTGTTACCCTCTACTACTGTAATAATCTGTGATGTGACACCAGTCACGATACCAACGTGCTCAGAAGTTCCTGTACAGTCTCCAACGCCGTTATCCTGCCAGTCATAGAAGATAGCATCACCAGGCTCTGGCACATAAGAGTCATCCTCTTCCCATATACCCATAAGCTGAGCTTTAGCAATCATACGATTGCACGAACACTCCAGTGGGAATATGTCAGGACATCCGGCCTGAATGTACGCTGCACTAGCTGTAGCTGCACACCAAGCGTCGGTGATCTTAAGATCGTACCCAGGCATATAGCTGTTGTAGATATTAACAATCTGCATATGAGAGCCATCACTCTCTTTAAGGCCTACCCAGCCGTTAAGAACTGCACAGACCTCCTGCTTCCTGCGATCCATATTAAGCCTCCTTGATGTTCTTTATCTGGTTGATAAGCTGCAATATCTTATCATAGCCAACCATAGAACCAATCCAAATAATAAATGCGGTGCTTATGCCATATACTATAAAATCTATAGCACTAACAAATCCTAGAGTACCACCTAAAGCGAGCACTACGATGAACGCAGTAACTACTGAGGATATAAGGGCCTGTATGTTACAAGCAACCTTAACACCTAAGGAATTAAACACCGCTTTAGTGATTTCAGTAATGCTACAGGATAGTGCACAAGCAATAGGGATTATAACTAACAATACTGCTATGGACACGGTTCATTCACCTCCTTACCTAGTGTGATGTGTGTTACGTTTTCCTTCTCAGTCTTACGCACGATGCACGCTGTGTGCACACCGAGCTCAGCAAATGCACACGGTACGGCAGCAGTTGTGAACTGCAGATCCATACCCAGCATTCCACTGAACACGGTGAGTATTAAGCACACTAGCACAAACACCCAAGTAAGAGTGAAGTTTATAACGTATAGTTGATTTGTCCAGCCTTGATTACTTGTCTTTCCAAGGCAACTTCTTAAAGCGCTCATACAACTCCTCTCCTGTACCATTTCCACCTAAACCTCTGTACGCGTGGTATACCTGATCTACACTGCGTGTAATTTCCTCTGCGTCATCCGATGGGATGTACCCGAGGACTACATAACGTTTGGCCTCTGAAAACAGTTGGTTGTGTAACAAGCACTGCAGGGCACTGCGTATTAACTGCATCTCCTGTTTCTCTTCTGCCTCCCTCGCCTTGTACATCTTCAGACGAGCTTTGAGAAACGCAATAACAGTTCCTGAAACACCTAGTATTGCAGCAGACAAGACAGCTGCTAAGGTCTTTGCGAATACGTCAGTAAACATAACTATACTCCTTTCAGTTTACTTATAAACGTAGTATAGAACATCTGAGGAGCAGAGTCAACCACTCCTCAGAAATTACTGCGTGTTACATCTCCAAATAATCGTAACCAGATATACACATACTGTGCAGGTATATATTAGCGTTACTAGCAGACAGCAAGTTTGTCTTTGCATATATGCACACATCAGTGGATGGTTCACAAACAACATCTGTGTCTATGACGTTGTCGTCTTCTTCAGGATCTGTATCTATAGCGTCAACAGTAAATGTGTATACAGGATTAGACGCCTGCGAAGATGATATGCTATCAAGTATTGACGGAAGATCATTTTCAACAGATAACTTGAGCTCTGCCGGATCGCTAACAGTCCTGTATGCCTTAGCTGAAATGTGCTTAATGTGCTTTACACGTTTACACGAAGTAAAAGCAGCACCAGGGTTGCTCTGAACGTAACCCTGTAAAGAGCTAGTAGTGAGTCTGCCTTTCATAAGCATAGCGCCAGGGTTGTACAACCTACCAGTACTTCTCATTATAGCAGGATCACCACCACTGGTAGGAGAGCCAAGCAGTGGCACTATATTAGCTTGGTCGCTATACATTTGTACATCGTTAATACTTGATCCAAGAGTTGCCTGTACACTGCTATTATGAGATATAATCATATAATAGTACTCATAATCCGTGTCACTATTAAAGTACAACGCAGCAGGAACGTGGTAAAGGAACTCTAAAGACGCAGCATTACTACTTGTAGCACGCATAGACTGTAAAACACAATCAGCGTCGGTAAAATCACGTTCACATATGAGCTCGGCTTCAGAGGTTGAAGTAGCGTGACCGTACAATCTTATGTAATAACTAACCTTCTGAAATGTGCAAAACATCTTATAGTAGTCACCGCCTTTTTTAGACGCATACACAGACGTAAACGCAAAATCAAGACTGATAGCACGTATAACTCCTGTGTGACTAGGCGCTTTGAAGGCGTACATTTCTATACGGTTATGGTCATCTGGTATGTTATAATACTCTCGAGAAGCACTGTCAACAGTATTCATACTTATTGGAGCTGCAACTGCGGAATATGGATAACGTGAAGGTATAAAGTACTTGTACGCTGTACCACCTACCTTTGTGAACGTTGTCGTTTTAGTGGTAAGTGAATGTGAAGGACGGTATACCATTTCCAGCAGTTGATCAGCAGCATCTACATATAAGTTATCACTATACATACCGGTACGAGCGTAAACTCCATATAAAGTCTTACCAACTTCAACAGTAATAGGCTCCTGGTCGTCAGCTTCATATAGCTCATTTACAGCAATAAGTGTATTGTTGTGTTCACCAGAAACCCGTACTGAATACAGGCCAATACAGGGAACTATAACGTCACAGGAGTACAGCCCATTAGAGTCAGAAGAACTAGACAACGTACCGTGTGCTATAATATGCTCAGAGTCATTAAACCTACGTGCACTAACATCTACAGTCTTACCTGCATTAGATGGGAACTTAGTCACAACGTGCAAAGTTGCATACAGGTCAGGGGTACTACCGCCCCCTTCCTCAACTCTATTAAAAGCGTTATAAAACATTGTCATTACGATGGTACCTCCTGTATGTGTACTCGACAAGCGTGTCCAGCGACTTCCTTAGGGAACGTAATAGCGTAACGCGTATTACTTGCATCGTACGTTATAGACTTGAACTTCAGGTCAGGATCATCAAGAACAACAGTGACTTCATAGTTCTTGGTAGGATCATTGTTCAAGTTAGCGTACACGGTGAAGTCTGCATCAGCTGTCTCAGGAATACCTGGATAGTTTATATACAAGTACGTATCAACCGGACGGCTGTTTACGTAGACATAGTATGTGGACGAATCAAGTTTCGTACTTAATGCAGTGTTAACCTCAGACTTAGAGTATACGTCATCAGCATCAGCTTTCTCAGCAAGAGCAGCGTTTACTTCGGTCTTTGTATACGTAGTACTAGCATTAGCTTTAGCAGCGAGTGCGGTGTCTACCTGGGTCTTGGTGTATGTAGTCGCAGCATCAGCTTTAACTGCGAGTTTTGCATCAACAACTGGCTTATCATATACGTCGTCCATATCTGCTTTATCTTCGAGAGCAGCGTTCATTTCAGCTGTAGTAGAGTAGTCCTCAAGGTACTCCTCAATCTCAGCGTCTACTTCCTCGATGGTAACGCCGCCACCGCCACCACCAGATGGTGCGTACAGCGGTTTCGTACCAGCAGGTGTCTTAATCTGAGCAATAACTGTACCAGATGACAACTGAGGCAACACATCGTACAGGCCATTGACCTGAGACTTAGTGTACGTCTCACCCTTAGTATATACTGAATCAGCGTCAGCTTTATCCTCC